AATAATGTAAATGGCAGATTATACTGGATTCCAAATAATATTCAAAGCTATCTTTTTGATAGGGATTGTTTCTTTAATATATTATGTAGCGATGAATCTAGAACCGAAATGGAGTGTTATTATTCTTACAGGATATATACATTGTTTGTTTTGCTATATAACATTTTTTCCGATAACATAGTAGAAACATATTCACTTTACACTATGATGTTTTCATAACTATTATTACACCTTTTTACATTTACTACGAAGTCGCTTCGCAGTAAATGCCGACCCTCTGGGTCGGCATCTTTTAATGTAATTAGGTAACTGTTACTTTGTAACCGATAAATCGGCGATTGGAAGGTTAAAAGGTGTAAAAACTAATTATAATGTATTTTTTATATTATAATTCACTACATGATTTCTAGGGATTATATACTTATAGTAGAAGAGACAGAATAGGAGGGTTTTGCAAAGCAAACCTACTCTGCAGTCCATTTCGATTTGTTAAACGAATTGACTAGCAAAAATTTGTCGGCGTTCTCTTGCCATACCTTCATCTTAGCTGCTAAATCGCGGTCGGCTTGGGTCTCGGGTATTTTATTCTCTACATTTGCGTCCATCAATTTTTTCTCAGAATCCGTCGGCGGCGGTTTTTTTCCGTAGCAATTTACGCCAAACCGAATATTTGGATTCTTTATGACACCTCCGTTGATACCTGGGCGACCACATGCGTTATTAGGTCCGCCTTTACCATCTTTCGAAGTACATTGAGACCTCCCTTGTTGTAATTTATCCCATGTTGCCTTTTGTGTAGGGAAAAGCGCCATTTGTCCTTCGCTCCATCCATAATTACACCATTCGCCTCCTTTATTATATGCCTTTTCTATTTGGTCATATGTAGCTAATTTTGCTCCATATATAGAGCAGACTTCTCTAGCTTCATCATATGTATATAAATTATTTCTGATATTGAACACTTCACCCGTCTCTGGTGGTGTTGTCGCTGGTTTACATTGGGGTATAGTTTCTGTAGGAGTATCAGAAGAAGAAGGAGACTTTGTAGTGGGAGCAGGAGTATTCAGTTTTTTGATAAGCATGTCAAATATAAAATCAAGAAGATCAATATTCAATAAATACTTAAAAAAATCAATAATAAGCAAGCCTACAAAAAGCAAAATAGCTACAGTTTCTACAATCATAATAGTTACAGGTTTTGCCAGAGAACTCATAGGAATTTGTACAACATAAATAGCAGCATAAAAAGCCAATAAAAATACAACAACCGTAAAAATAGAATATGGGTTCTCAGCGAATCCTTTGAAACTGCTTAAAGACCCAGATAACTGAACTCCGAATGTCTGCGGGGTTACATTCCAGTATTGTGTAACTAAAAAGATAACAACAAATAAGAGAACCAAAATATCGATTATACGCACGATTCTCAATGGTCCGCTTTCTGCCGAACCTCCATAAAATATACCTAAAATGAAATACACGACCGCGTAAATGGCTAAAAATATCAATAAATATAACAAACTTTCGTTTGTGAATATACTTGATATTGGTCCTGTATTAGCTAATGTAGCAATGGGTATATCATTCATTATATATTACAATAAGGTATTTTTTTTCTATAAAACAAACAATATGCCGCTGGAGAAACGACTGTTTGTGGATTATTTATTAATTCTATCATTTGGTCATTATAATGATACCAGATGCCTTCATGATTTTTCACAAAAGCCGTATAGTGCCCTCCCAATACGCCTCCCGAATGATTACATACCCCGAATAAATCATATACATTTTTCGAGGCGTCGTATCCTTTTGCATATTTTGATAGGTCCAAATCTTCTAATGGGAAATCTACCAAATGTTGGAGTTTTCTTACTCCATCAGGAGAGAACCTCTTTAAAGTAATTACCAAAATATCTGGAAAATTCCAGAAATTCACCTGACGGTTTACAGTTTGTTTTTGACCCGTTTCCTCATTAAACCAAGCATTTTCACCAGTCATTAATTCTGGCATAATAAACAGATTGAAACAGTCATATATATTACCACAAACTGTGTTATTATAAAATATCTGTAGATCCAAAATAAAATAATGTTCTGCCTTCGTAGATAGGATTTTTTGGTGTTCGGAGTCGATTATCTCGGTCATATAAACACCATAAAGCAAATCCATTATTTTGGAATATTCTTTTGCATAAATTGTTTGTATCAATTTATAACAGATTATAGCGCGTTTGTCTCTCTCATTCTCTGGATTCCCATTTATTTGGATATTTGCTTTATGTGAAATACTATTATGAAAACATTCTATCAAAAAAAGAAGGAATTCTGATATATCATTTTGAGCCCATCCTGTAAATAAATCGCGTTGTTTTATAGATGCCACGTGTTGGACCATATGAACGAATTTATTGGGAGAAAGAGAACCATTCCCCGACCACATTATTTGACGAAGTTCTAGCCATTCTTTTAACATAATGCAATCTGGCAAATCTTGTGCTTTTGGGGTTGCTTTTTCGACTATATTATGTAATTCAGTAATTTGGTTGAGAACTTGTAAACATGAGTTTAAAAAACATGTATTACCTAAATTTACTAACCCTACTAATCCTACAGGTTTTGATTTATTCATTATATGGGTAAACATACATAAAAATTAATCTTTATGTTTATTAAATGGATATTTCATTCAATAGTAATTTTCACGAGAGTTTTATGTACTACCAACGAAATGTGCGTGATTATGGCGATAATGTTCATGAATATAATCAAAATATGGCAACTTATTTAGCGTTGTTATCAAATCATGTATCAAGTAGCACAAATACTCGTCGTCCTATAAGAAACACACATAGAAATACATTGAATTCTGTTTGGAGTAATTATCTTGGAACGTATGATAGGCACTACGAACCAAGAAGAGAATTTAACATGAATAATGTTTTATATGAACCAGTAGTTGTTAGACCGAATTCTCTCCAAATTGAAAACGCAACTGAATATATTCAATTTACAAATGAACTGACACATAATGCTTGTCCTATTACATTAGAACCTTTTCAAGAAGGAGAACGTGTGTGTAGAATTATTCACTGTGGACACATTTTTAAAGAAAGTGGAATAAGAGAATGGTTCCAACGGAATGTTCGTTGTCCTGTTTGTAGATATGATATTCGAACTTATGTTAGGCCGGTTAATTCTAGAGAAGATGAAGGAGAATCGGTAGGTGGTCAAGAAGAAACTGAATTTGACGATGTTATTCGAGAACTTAATGAGGAGCTCAATCAAGATTTAAATGGTTCTAGAACAGAACCCACGCCATCTACATCTTCAGCAACTACTGCTTCAGCTTCGACATCGACTTCTCCTCTAACAAATATCTTAGCAACAGCCGTAAGAAGTTTCATAAATAATGAACTCCAATATCTACCTGAAAATAGTCCATTCAATGAATTAATTTATACTTTTGATATTCCTATTGATATTTCCGGAGGTAGATACCGGATTTGACTATTTTTATTTCTTCTTGTTCTCCTACCCACCTTTTTATATTTCTTGAAAACAGCCTCTGTCTTTTTACACCTTTTCACCTTTACTACGTAGTGAAACGCCGATTTTTATATAGAGTAAATTATATAAAAATTATTTGTAAATCTTCTTTATTTTATTTGTTTTATTCTTTGAAACATATTTTTTGGTCGTTCGTAAGCACCCTTAAATATATTTTCATATTTTAACAGATATCAGTAACAATTTCACTGGTATAAATTTCATGAATAATATTGATATATATATTAATACCCATTTTTTATTTTTTTGTCATGAATTCCGTCATCGTTCGAATTCCATTCTGTTTATTATAGATTTTCTCCAGGAATTTGTCAAACAGAAGTGTTTTCACCTTAGCTGATGTATACTTCTCTCGCTTTTTCATGAAGGTCTCGATGTCTCCGTTGGTATCAGCGGTTAGTGCTGCCATATCCTTCTTGAAAGCACTAATAGCCGTTCCTTTATTTTGGAGTTCCCAGATTTGTTCAATAGCCAACCCGAACAACTGTTGAAGAGGTTTCATTAGCTGGTTCGTTATATAATGAGTGTAATCGATATTGAGTTTGCGTTCAATAATAAACTCTGGAGTCTCTATCTTATCGCCCTGTAATTTCGCCGTCTTATTTACAACATAAACATACTTCATTCTATCTCCTGGTTTCGGCTTATTTCCAGGGTCTCTCTGAGCGATTCTGTCGGCCAATACGCGGTGGGCTATAGCAAACGGATTTTTATAATCACCTCGCAATGCCTTCGTAATCATAAGCTTATCCATAGGAACTTCACCATTAATAAGAGATTCCAGGGATTTATAAAGGAAATCCATTGCGTTCTTTATATTGGAACCATTCATAAGATGATGAAGCACACCGCCATATACGTCTTTTACTAAGTCGCAGTTATCACGCCTCTTAAGAACTAATCCCATGAACTTCAAATATCCTTTATTGGGATCGTCTTCATAGAGCATACCCACATATCTTTTTTTGGACAAGAGGATGAAAGGCATCAGAGTTTTCTCATATGCAAGCCCCATCGGTGGTTTCAAATAGGCCGTACATAACTGGGCGGCTTCTTGAGCGATTTCGATTGTCATTTCTAGGGCAGGTTTTCCTCGAATCTTTTCGCCAGTCTCGGGATTCGTGAGATTAAATGTGAAGAATACACTATCGGTGTTATGCACGATTAGACTACCAATGCCAGCGGCGAAATGATGATTTTCCGTAGTGAGGTCATACACATAACCTTCATACTGGATTTTATTCATCTTCTTTATGGCATTGACATTTCGTCTTTGTTTTAATTTGGTTAGTGTAATTCTATAGACATTTGGTTTATCGGCACGACTATTAATCGAAGTCTTCCATCCAAGACTATTTCCAAGCCAAGTAATATGCGACGCACTGATTTGATTCTTCTGGTCTATACGAATAAATCCCTTTGCGTCTTTATCTCCATCGGCATCGTACATACCATCCCAGAATGCCTGCCGGATTTCTACTGAAGCAGACATTATTTCTACAGGAATAATCTTGGCCGAATTATAATACATTTTTGTTCTATATTCTCTTACAAAATTAGCAATCCCCCCATATGTAGTTGTTTTGGGACAAATTTTATAAACACCAGAGGTTTCAATAGTGTCCAAGACCGCCCATTCAAATTGAGGATAGGCTATCTTACATAAATTCAGATATTTGTCTAAAAGGTTGATTGACGCGTTATTCAGCGCCCATGAACTCTTTTTTCCTGAAGGGCAATCATAATTTCCGCAACTTCCATCCCCAAAGAAGAATCCCATTACAGCGGCTTCTTCAATCGTGATTTCGTTGGCTGAATCATGTATAGGAGCTGGAAGAGAATTATGCAATAATTCTGTCCCTATAATACACTCTTTCGGTGATATTTCCGAGCCATCAGTCTTTACAAGTGAATGGTCGTCAGTTACATCGACTAATCCTGTATGAGTTAATATGCGAATCATTTTTTTATGGTCCGCCAATCGGTGCCGAATGACTCGATATAATCTGGTCCATCCGGATTCAGTCCAAGACTCTACCCCTGTCAATTCGCAAATTTCCTTGGTCTGTTTCCCAGGTTCTTCGCATTGAACCCAGTTATCTTTACCATACAATTCTGCCAATTGTTCTATTGTCAGAATTTGGATTTTCATCTGGTTGATGCGAACTGTAACCGGAGTATAATTTGCTACGGAATCACCGTACACATACTCCGCATTACACTTTACGGGACCGTTTTTTGCTGTTTCATAAACAGAATCGCCGTAAATTTCTTCAATCATTCTCTTTGCATAAGTAATCATCATTTGTCCTGTAGCGGTCGTCGAAGCCGCCACATCCATATCATAAAACGTGCTCGTTTTGGCTCCGCATTGGCCATAAAGAGAATTCGCCGTTACTTTGTATCCGAGTTGGCGTTTGTCCAAAATATTCTGCATGAATGGGTCGGGCTCCGTCTTCGCCTTTTTCCTAGTGGCCGAACGAGCATCTAATAACTCTGTCAAGATACTCGGCATAATCGATTTTTGATTATCTGGGAGCTGGGCCCATCGACAGACTTTCGTGCCCGTCTGTGTTTTTTTTGCAAGAGCTTTAGGATGTGCTCGAATATATCTGTAGGTCTTGAACTCCATATCAATATAATGATATCCGGGCATATTATCATAAATAAATTTTCCAGATTTGTCGCGTTCTCCTGTGGTCCTCTTTAGATTTCCCGCCATATCATATTCTTTGGTCCAGACTTTGGAATCATGCGAATAATTTTGCGATATCATTGAACTAGGATACAAAGAAGAATAATCGACACAGGCCACTGGATTGTCTATATACATCGAGCATTTCGGTGGCAGAACAATTGCTCCTTCATACCCCTCATTACCATTCATCTTTTCTAGGTCAGGCATAAGAGTATCTTTTTCTCTACATTTCTTTGCTACATAACTAGTAAGTTTAATCCCCTGGCCCCTGAAGACCAAAAAACTAATAGGCACACTACAAATCGAAGACATTTCGGTATATCCTGTAATAATATCTAACTTACCCATCAAATGGTGAACCAGATTACAATCCTGAATACAGTATTTCGCGACGATTGCTCTATCTGCCGAAGAACCACGAGTCAATCTGAAAATGTCTTGCGGTGTCACATCATCCTTCGCCATTCCCCAATCAATCGAAACGATGGAACCAGAAGGCTCAGGAATGATATGCTCACCAGCAACACAAATGACATTGTATTTTTTAGCGTTGTGTTCAATACCATATTGTATGTCCTGGACCTTGAACTTCTGGCCCCCATTGAAATAGTCCGACGAGAAACTATTTATTTTGACATGTATGAAATCACCTACATGAAGCCCCGCCAAATTCTTGCTGTAAATAAATGTTTTTCCGTCGGCTATCTGCGTGAATTTGATTTCATCGCTGATATACTGGCCAGCGACGTCATCCAACTTATAAGACGACAGATTGAAATCTCGACGGAAATAAGCATATAAATCGATTTGGAGCCTTCCTGTCATAGCCGGATATCGCAAGTCGTATTCACCACTGGCAATTTTAATCTGCGTTTTGTCAAGAAGAAGTTCTCCGTCTTTCGCCCGTTTACCACATACTTCATCTGTTCTTCTAGCCAACTTGAGGAACTCTTCGTCACACGCATTTTCTTTTGCTCTCTGGAACATGAACTCGTAATCAAACCCGAAGATATTGTAGCCGATAATGATATCCGGATTTTCTCTTTGAATTAGCTGACTCCACTCTAGTATGAGGTCGCGTTCGGATTCGACAGATTGAATCTCTGCTCCTTCGACTGGGTCACACGAATTGAGCACCAAACAGTGGTTTAGATAAGGCGCATCTGAACCGTATGTTAAGAAGGTTGAACCTATAAATGTCACTTTATCTCCTTCCACTTTTGGGAACTGGGTTGTAAGAAGCGTGTTGGTTTTTATGATTTTTTGTTCTCTGGTCTCATCGTCCTTCGACAGAAGGTCATGTAGATATAATTCCGGTTTGACTTTTGATTCCCTGGGTTTCCCCGCTGTTTTTGCTTGTGGTTTCTTTTTTTGATTTGGGGTTTCTTCTGCGGTCTCTTCGGTCTCTTCGGCTTCCTCGTCAGAATCGTCGTTATCATTTCCTACATGACCACCTGCTTGTGCTTCAGCAGAGACCCTCTCGAAAATGGATTCGATTGTATTTGAATCGACGGGGACTGAAGGGACAGGGGTTGTCAGAAGTTTTTCAATTCTGGCTTTGATATCAGCCTTGTCAGTCGGGTCGATCGTGTAAATTCTGTCGATATCTTCTAGCCTATCATACCCGAAAGCCGCCAAAATAGCCTTCGTCAAAAACTTCTTTTTCATTGCCTGGTTTGACCCCATGATTTGGGTCTGAGTATTAAAGACATCGACCAAATTCGTAGCCAATCTTTTGTAGGACTTCTTGGGGAGTGGGAAATCGCCGTGGGACGAACTCGCCTCAATATCATAACTACAAATCTTGTAAGGAACACGGGTTTCCTTCTCTGGCGCCGGCTTGATGTTTTTAATAGAAGAAATGTATTCGTATTTACATGTGGTTGTTTTCATGGGCGGTATTTTGCATTTAGTTGTGTTTATGACAACCCAGCCAGAAGGGCTGATATTCTGGATATGGAAGAAACGCAAGAGAGGCGGTATATTACTCTCGTATAACTCTAGCGCAATTTCTTTGTAAATAAACGGTTTGGATTTACGCTGGTTGGTCTCGTTATCGTATTGATACCATAGATTTTTCGTTTTGTTGAATGCTGCAATATTCGCGAATGTGATTCGGACAAATCTCGATTTTTGACCGCCGCTGAACCCGTAGAGTTTATTATGGTCGACTAGCTGGATGGATTTTATGGAATCAGCTGTATATTTACCGACTTTCTTTTTCATTTCTGCTAAAAGGGAATCGGCTACTTGTTTGGTCCATTTGTCGCCGACTTTCACATAGAAGAATGGATTGAAATCGGTTATAATCAACGAACAAGTTTCGCCCTTTTCATTTAATCCAAACATCTGGATATAGAATTCGGCTTTTTCGTTGTCTGATGAGCCCGATTCCGATTCTGATTCTGATTCCTTTTCTTCTTTGTGATCAAAAGTAATAACGTCTAATAGACGGAATGATTTGCCGACGGTTCTTTTTAGTTCAGTCATTGTGATGTATATGATTTTAATTTTTAGATGGATTATTGTTCAATTTTATACCTACATGATTATTTATGAATAATCATATAATTTAATTTATACCAGTGAAGATTTATACCAGTGAAGATTTATACCAGTGAAGATTTATACCAGTGAAGATTTATACCAGTGAAGATTTAAAATAAGACATTTTAATTCTACTACAAAGTGCAAGGGTTTAGACAGGGACAACTGGGTCGACAGTAACTTGAGGAGGGGTCTGTATAGGATTCAATGGTGTAAGACCCAATTCTTTGCAAATATATTGGATAACATAATTATCATCATTTCCCCAATTTGTATAATCTTCTCCGGCAAGAGTAACTTGTTTCACTGTAACAGGGACGTTGTTTGTGTCTAAAAGAACCACATTGAAAGTGATTGTCGAATTCAAAACGAGCGAATTGACATTGTAATTGAAACTAGCAATAATAGGAGGTGTCGTCGGAAGAGGTGTAGGGACAACTGGAACGCTCATTTATATATATTAAATATATTTTTGTCTAAAACTAACGACGCGGTATGTTTTATTTCTATTATTAAAGACCTTTTTTTTTCGGATAGTTTTATTTCGAGGGAGAACCCAGTATTTAATCGCCTGTGCTGTTCTCGGGCCAGTATAATATTCTATTTTTCTATTAGGGTGAATCTTGAAAATAGTAGGATATCCATTGACTTCTAATTGCGGGTTACCATTTATGAGATTCAACGATTTTGCATTTTTAGATTCAAATTGCTGCTTTTTATTGGATTCTTTTTCTTCAATATCAACGAATTTGATATTTTTTAGGGATGTTTTTAATTTGGACCATTCAGGAGCTAACTGTTGACAATACCCGCACCAAGTAGCATGAACTTTTCCTAGAATGATTGGCATATATAAAGGGAGGAGAGAAAATATAAAGCGTATTTTTATTATATTTATATTATGGAAAATTATGAAATAATAAAATATAAATACAGTGAAAATGAAATAATAGAATTTAAAAATAAAAATATATATCTTATTAATAATTTTTTTGATATATCATTATGTTCTCAAATAATATATGAAATGGACAATAATTTAACATATAAATATTTAACATATTTTGATGGTAATAATGTAAAGTGTTACAATACTATAAATCCTGAAAATATATCTATAAAAAATAAATTAATTGATACTATAGGTGAATTATTTAACTTTATTAAATTAACATTCCCATATATTAATATTGATTCATTTTCGTTTTTTGAGTTACGTAAAGTGTATGGTAATACAAGAGAACATATTGATGGGTTATTTGGTGAAACTATAGAACATCCACTACATAAAAATACTTTACTTAAAACCACACGCGTCTTAACTATTGTAGTTTCATTAAATGATAACTATGATGGAGGAATATATTCATTCCCAAATCAAGATTTTAATATAAGATTAAAAAAGGGATCCTGTTTATTATTTCCACCATATTGGACGCATCCGCATAGTGTATCTGATGTGAATAATGACACATATAGATATATATTTAGTTTATGGGGATTAACAAATAATATTGTTGTAAATGAAAACAATTCTAAATTGAATAATATTATTATTTTACAATAAAAAATATATTTATTCATCTAGTTATTTCCAAAAAGAGTTATTCTACTGAATATTTGAAAAGCCGATTTATTGGTTATATTCAAGGTTAATTAATAAAATTTTTTTGTCATCAATTTTTATATTTTTTTTCATATTTTTTGTAATAATAAATATATCGCCAATATTTAATACATAAATCGTATTTATATAATTTATTGTTGATTCTTCCAAAGCAATAATAATACAAAAATAATCACTCTCATAATTTATAGGTGTTTTATTAGAGTATATTTCTGTAGTCAATTCTTCAAATTCGATCTTTGAAGTAAATATAATACTAGAAATATTTAATTTTTTCAAAATTTGATATTTATTAGATAATTTTGGTAGTATTGAATTATTTAATGAGATTAATATAAAATTAAATATTACCATATCGGTATTAATCTCAATATTATTATGTGTTTTCATTTCAAATAAAATCCATAAACATATATCCGTTGTATAAATGTATTTTATTAAAAACGGGTCAATCATAAATTGAATGATTGATACAGGGTTTATTGAAATATCTTTATTTGAAGTGTCCTTGTCTGAAAAAATAAATGTTGATTTTTGTATAATAGATTGAATATCATTATATTTTTTATAGAGTTCTTTACCAAAATTATATAAAATACAATAATAATTTTCATATAATAATTTTTCAAATAATATTTCATAATTTGTATCATAATCTATATATACTGGTTCAGGTTCTTTCATAAATTGTATCATACTTACTTTATCATATCTCGTAGTTTCATTTGATTTATAATATATTATATCTTTTGGTTTTTTATTCCATAAGTTAATCATTATAGTTGACCTACCAGATGTTGTAACTCCAGGATCAATATCTTCGAATATATTTGAAACTCCATGAAAATATCGACTATCAAAACTAACTATTTTTCCTTTTTTTGATAACGAAATTGAAATATTATGATTGTTAAATTCCTTATATTTATAATCTTCTAATTCTATATTTGTTAGTATAGTGGAATAATATGAATCTGACAGATAAAAGACATTTGATAATAATGGTAGTAAATATTTATTTGTTTCCTTTCTATACTTTTCATCACAATCTATATGAAACGATTTAAAAATATCATTTCTCCACCAAAACTCAATATAATATTTATCTGAATTGTATTTTATATTTAAATTTTTAAATTGAAACATAGCTATTTCATAAATATATTTTTCTATTAACGAAAAATTTTCTTGAGAAGTGTCAAGTAAAAATGTATTTGTATTATATCTATTTTCTATATTTTCATTATTTTTACATATAAATTCTTGCAATATATTTAATTCTTCTATTTTAGAGTTATATATAGAATATTCGGTAAATGATGACATAATATTAAGTAATATTATATTTTTAATTAATTTACAACTATTATTCATAATATATACATTAATAAACCAATCGTTGAAATGTTATTCACTAGTTTGATACAAAAATAATCAATACAGCGTATTATATTAAAATATCAGTTAGCCAATATACACGTATTATACCGCTACTTCCGTTACCACCCGATGTATTTGGATATGTGCCGTTTGAACTGCCACATCCACCTCCATATCCACCACTTCCGTATGTAGTTAAACTTGGTATATATGTTGGATAAGCAGAATTATTTACTGAACCCCCATCAACTATGGTTTGTTGTCCGGCGTTTCCTCCAGTGCTTCCGCTAATACCTGATGTAGTACCTGTACTAGTCCCTCCCCCTGATCCACCTGAACCTCCTGGTCCTCCACCACCCCCATTAGAACTGCCAAGATATCCTCCACCACCCCCATTAGCAGAGATCTCTATCGATTGCCATTGAACCTTAGAAGCATTTCCATCACCTCCAACTGTATCCATATTACCTTTTGAACCACCTGTTCCAACAGTCAATGTTAGAGTATTTACACCTTGTATATTTGTACCGATTAAATAGCTAATACCACCTCCGCCACCACCTCCGCCTCCAGCACCATCCTGACTATTTTTACTTTGACCGGATTGATGTTGAAAACCTTGCGTTCCTCCAGCACCGCCACCTCCAGCACCTACGCATATTATAGAACAATGATTCGCCCATGACGGCTTAGTAAGTTGAGTACTAATATTATTATCTACAAAAGGTGGAATACAAACAGTCGTTAATTGTTTTGATTGAGAACCATATGTATATACATCAGTATTACTTTTTAATTTTTCGATATTGCTATTACTACCTGCTAAATATAAATTTTGAATACCTTGAAAATATGTAGATGGATTCTGAGTTCCTCTATCTATATAAGATTGAGTGAAGTTATTTAAGTCTTGTGAAAGTCCTATATATGTTGTTATGTTTACTCCTTTATAAAAATAACTCATTATTTATATATAAAAACAAATATTTTAATATAATTAATATAAATTATGGATTATATTTATATTAATGATCATTCACTATCTATACAATTATGTCAAGATATAATAGAATTATATAATAAAAATTCATCTAATCATTATAAAGGCGTAACAGCTGGCGGTATGAATATAGATGTCAAAGATACAATTGATTATATAATACCAAGTGATATAGATCCATCTCACGAATGGTATAAGCTCAGTGAATTTTTAAAAAAAGAATTACATAAAAATATCAAAAATTATATTATAAAAATTAATTCATTAGTTAATTCAAATGATAATTATAATATAAAATATAATTTTATAAATGATTTAGACTTTTTAAATAATACTTATTTTTTCCAGTATGACTCTTTAATGATACAAAGATATGAAAAAAATAAAGGTAAATATAGATTTCATACTGATGCTATGTATGATTTTAAAAAAGAACGATATAGAATATTTACGTTTATTTGGTATTTGAATGACGTTAATAATGGAGGAGAAACACAGTTTTGGGATAGTTATAAAATTAAACCACAATCTGGAAAATTAGTATTATTTCCTGCATGTTGGACATTTCCACATTGTGGAAGAATTCCTATATCTGATGATAAATACATAATTACTGGATGGATATATGTTAATAATAACATACATGTTAATAATACTGTTAAAAATATAATATTAAATTCAAAAGAAAATAAAAAGAATATTTTATAGAATATTTTACACCATTTACACGTTTACTGATTTTACACCTAATTACATTCAAATATATCGACCATTTAGGGTCGGCGTTATAGCGAAGTGGATAATGTAAAAAGGTATAAAAAGGATAAAAGTATCTTTCATTTTATATTATGGATATTGATAATATAAAAATTTATGATAATTTTTTGAATGAAAAAGAATTATCAATATGTTTATCGTATATTTATAAATCCAATTGGGAATGGGGTCATAAATCAATTAATACTAATTCTAATATAATTAATTCGCCTTTTTGGTATATGGAATTATCAAATATTGATTATTTTACAAAAATTATTAAAAATAAAATAGAAGTAATAACAAATAATAAATTTACTGTAAACCGCGTATATGTAAACGGTCAAACATTTGGTCAAACAGGTTCATTTCATCAAGACGATATAAATGACGATTGTTATACATTTTGTCTATATTTATCAAATTATGAAAAATCGATGGTAGACATTATTGACGGATATATTCAATTTAAATTACCAAATATTGATAAATACACAATAAATATTGATACATTTTATAATAGAGGTATATTGTTTCCATCAAATTACTTTCATAGGGGATTATCTTTTTCAAGATATTCCCCTGATTTACGTATATGTGTTGCATGGAAATTGTCATTAATTACATCAATGTAATATAGTGTACATTTATTTATTATAATAAAAATAAACATGTATTATACTTTATACAATAAAAAATCCCCCTCTAATATAAATGAAACCTATAACCACTGTTTTTCTTATTTTCTTATTGATGTCATTCGTATCCGGTATTTATTTTTGTGCCACGCACCAAGTTCATGTAGTGGATTTCCAATTAAATTCGCCTTTTGCTTCGCTAAAAGAATCTTTCGACCCTGCTAAAGACCTACAAGGTCCTACCACAATCGACTGTCCCGATATGTTAATTAAATCCGGGAATTCTCTCCTCCTATACAACTCGAGACTCCCACAACAACCCGGTGTCAATCCTCTCCCCTTTTACAATTTAGACGAATATATCAATTATTTAGACGTACAACGAAAGAAAGGTATTCATTGCCCCGTTCTCTTTGTTCAAGAAGAAAACAATACACAAGGCCAATCAGTTTTTCGTGTAAGGCCTGATGTCTTTAATAACCAAGGTGGGCTTCCTATACAGAGTTCCATTGTTAATCCTCAAAAACCGATGAGTCAGCCTCCCATTAAAATAACAGATGCTTCTGTAGAAAATGGTCCCTGGAACCAGAACCAGCATGCTGGATTTGACCCTACAGGACAATTCATCGGTAGATACACGACTTTAGACGCTCTTCATGATTCTACATACAAGGGCCAGAGTCTTTCGGAGAACCCTATGGACGATAACTGGGGTGGTGTTCTGTATACTAAACAGGCTGTTGATTCGGGAAAATATAAAGAAGATGAAGTCGTTCCGCCTTCAGCAAGTGGTCCATTCAAAGAAAAAAGCGATAATATTCATGATTTGAAATTGAGTTCTCAAAAAAGTATTTTTGCTTAGGTTAACTTATATATAATTATTGATTTCGAACAATAATTATATTATCCGGGTTGTCATGAAGATATATTGATATAACCCTTTCTGGAGGCAAAAAAAAATTTTTTACCCCCCTTTTTTTGGACAACATTTACGATTTCATATATCTAATACCGAAACTCCGAAATCGCGAAATGTTTTAGAATGTCGTATTTTGCTTTTTGGACAATAATATTTTCTTGTGTTTTTTCTACCTCCTGACATACGAATTGGCAATTCTATAATCCAATTAGTGTTATCAAATATATCTCGCAAATAATGTGCCATGAAGGTAGAAATCCAATCACGAACAAGTCTACATCTATGTTCTCTTGGAATAGATTGAAAAAACTCTCCAAAAGTAGCTGAACCTCTATAATATGATTCTAATTCATCCACAATTTCCATAGGTGGCTGGGATGTTCTCAAAAATTGTATAAAAGGAGTCGATTCTTTGGTTACTTTATCATGTAATAACATATTTACAGTATCTCTATATTTTGCGTGTTTTTCAATGTCTCTGTGTCTTGCTCTAAAATGTTTTTCATACCACGTTTCTCCATTAAATGCTATCGAAAAATAATACAATGGAATCGGATATACATTGGTTCCTTTTTTTCTGAATCGTGAACTTTTTTTTTCAATTTCACTATCAGTAGCACATTCAATATTTGATTTATCTTCAAATTTTACGTCTGTTAATGTAGGTAATTGACGATGAATATGATTTAATAATGTTTTAATCATAATTACAGAACCTTCTCCTCTATCTAATGGAGTTTCAATTGAACATTCAGGGTCATAAATAATATATGGGATAGAAGCTGATATAGGTATATTATCGCGATATCCTATAGAAACATTTACACATTCTGAAGAAATACCTCCAATTTTAAAATTTCTGCTATATATGTCTTCATCTCTTGCTAAAGTGTTATCTATTATTTGAAATTTATATTTACCAACACTTATTTGTGTTTTTATTGGTTCCATATTATATAAATATATACATTTTTACTTTGTGTATATTTTCATGAATACTGTTTAGATTTTTCCCAAGAACTTACCGATATCTTCACCGCAATTCTTAGGGATTTTTCTCTGTTTTCCCTTGGATTCATAAGTTATGTTCTCGAACTTGGCCGTCCCCTCTTTGATTCCCTTCATTAATTGAGAGAATCCACCGAATGCCTTCAGAATAGCCTGTGCGTATAACGTGCTTATTCCAGGGATTTGGCAGAGCATAATTTCCCCCATATTCTCCGGTGTTATATTTTCCTTCTTGACCTTTTTCACGAATCCCGAATATGCAGGTTCTCCTCCACCTTCTATCTTTTCAATAGAAGAAGGAACTTCGATTATTTCATTTGTAGGACCTGTAGAAACATCAGAAGACGAAGAAGACAATGACGGTCTTGATAAATACCAAGGTAGAATTCCCTTCATAAAATTGCGGTCAATCTTTTCGGCCATCTGGATTAATACATCGGCAGTTTCTTGGAGTCCAGAAGTCCTAATAACAGAGAACCCCTTGAAATAAGCCAGAGATGTCATTGCCGAAATAATGAGTTTTTTCTCCAAAGGAGTTCTCAATGTAGAGAACATTCCTTCAATAATATAAAAAACGTTATGAGGAGCGAATCCACTTGCGTTTTTAAGACGGTGGCTTTGTTCTTCATAACGGCCATCTTTTATGCTTGCCAATAAATCTTTCAAAGATTTTCTTTCGGCGATGAGAACATCCTTGCCTTCGTCAGTCTTTATTAGAATATCTCCTATAGGAAGAGTATCAGTTTCCATCGTGGTATAATTAGGGTCATTTGAAATAATAAGTTCACATAGGTTGATTAAATCATGTTCTCGAGTATCAATAATCAATCTCATTTATGTGTTGTTTCTTGGGTTGTTTTTGTATCGTTTGTCAAAAAAGATTTATTTTCGAGTTGTTTTTGTATTTTGGTCGCTTTATCATAATTTTCGCGTATTTCGCGTATGTCATAAAGATATTTATTTTTATATAAAATTTTATATAAAAATGTATTATTCAACAGTTTAATAGTTAGCTCCACCACGCCAGTAAGAAATGGTAGGAGATGTTCCAATAGGCTTACTCTCATGCGTATTAGGATTAGTTGTGATCTGAAGAGTTCCCAACTTACAGCATCTGGTCTGGTACTGGTTACACTGAAGGAAAATAGGTGTCCAATGAGTACGTCCGACTTGGTAAGGAAGACCGGCCTTAGTAGGGCCTCCACCCTGGTTTCTATTAGATGAAGAAGTATAAAGTCTGGCTCTTTTAGCGGCGTTAGAAAGTCCCATCTTATATATACACTAAATATATTTTTCTAAACGAACCTATAAAATTGATTGTGATTTGTCATAAATAACCATTTTATACTCCTCCTGTAAAATGAACCATTCTTTGCTAAATGACGAAGATATCCGTATTGAAAAAAGGGAAAATGGCCGAGATGTCTATATTTTCGACCCATATAACCCCCTAAATAAAGAAATAACACAAGAAGAAGTCGAAGGAATTCTTGCTGCATATGGTATCCAATTGCCTATTGCGAATTTTGCACTATATCGCCGTGCATTCGTTCACCAGTCATATGTCCGTAGACCCGCTTTAGAAAACGCACAAAATAGTATAGAAATTGTTCCTAAACCCGATGATTGTCTTCCCCTGTTTACAAAATCAAATGAACGCCTAGAGTTTGTCGGGGACGGGATTCTCGAATGTATTACTAAATATTATCTATACCGCCGATTTCCAAAAGAAAATGAGGGCTTCATGACGGAAAAGAAAATCGCTCTTGTCAAGAACGAAGCCATAGGAAAGATGGCACTCGAAATGGGACTTCATAAATGGGTCATTCTGTCGTCTAACGCAGAATCGAAACAAATCCGAACGAATCTGAAAAAACTGGGATGCCTGTTCGAGTCATTCATCGGAGCCATGTTTCTCGATTTCAATCATCTAAAGGTGAAGGACGAAGACGGTTGGTTCGAATCAACCTTCTTGACAGGTCCCGGATTCCAACTGGTCCAAATCTTCATAGAAAACGTTTTCGAGAAACACGTCGATTGGATGAATTTAATACAGACTGACGACAATTACAAGAACATCTTACAGGTGAGAATCCAAAAGGAATTCAAAGTAACGCCGCATTATATGGATGTCACAGAGCATAATGCCGATAGTGGGTATCATATGGGCGTATATTTATGTTTAGGACAACCTGCTTTTGGTCTTAAACATTATCATTCTACTCCATTTTCGGAACATGGTTCATTTAATGTCATACACCAGAAAATGTCAGTGGAAGGAAAGGTATTTGTCTTTTTAGGCGAAGGTAAGCATAAAATCAAGAAGAAAGCAGAGCAAATGGCATGTGAATCGGCACTAATTAATATTCGTTAGATTATACGATTGGCTGATTAGGATAAAGATTTATTTTTATGAATAAATGTAGGTGAATATAATATATGAAATCATCTGTTTTTAAATTTACAGACTTAAAACAAAAGAAACAACCAAAAAAGGAAAAAGAATTTGATTTTGAATTTGAATCTGAGGCCAAAGAATCTCCTAAGAAAAGAGAATTGGTAGAAGGCGAAAAGAAAGAAAGACAAGAGGAAAGAGATGAATCATACACAGAAGCGGTAGACGAAGAACCCAAGTTTACAGATAAAGTAGGTGAAACTTTAGTAGACCGTAAATTAATATTGAAAAGACTGAGACGTCCTGTAGAAAATAAATTATTATCGAAATCTCCTGAACCGCAGGTAGAGGTAGAAGAAGTTCATGATAAAAAATCTAAAAAGGAACCCTATCAAGAAGAAGATGAAGGAGAATCTAGAGGTCATAATAAAAGCGAAGAAGAGGAATCCATTCATGAGCAGCTACCAGAAGAACCATCACAAACGATTGACGAAGAATTAGCTGCTGCTGAAAAAGAAGGTCTTCTACTTGAAGAACCGAAGGCGAAAAAAGGAAAAACAAAGAAAGCACAAGAGGCAGCAGCAGCAGTAGCAGCAGCAGGAGTAGAAGCAGGAGTAGAAATAGAAGACGCAGTAGAAGAAGTAGTCCCTAAAACCAAAGGAAAAAAAGCAACGAAAACAGCAGTAAAAGCAGACCAACGATTCGATTTAACAACCGAAAAGATAGGCGACCAATTAGTATTACAACGTGTCCCTTCCAAACAAAGATTTGCTGTTCGTGTTTCGAATTATTACATGAACAACCGCAAAATATATATTTCGGAACTAGCCCAACTATTCCGGATATACAGCGATAAAATTGCAAAAAAGGGCGCTCAATTGTCCTGTAAGACATTACATACTCAGTCCGTAGATTTTGAACTTTTAACCCATCAATTGGTGGTCCGCGATTATTTGAATTTATACACACCTTATCGTGGGTTGTTATTGTATCATGGTCTAGGTTCAGGTAAGACATGTACATCGATTGGAATAGCCGAAGGAATGAAATCGGGAAAACAAATCGTGCTTATGACCCCTGCTTCCCTCAAAATGAATTTTTTCAATGAACTCAAAAAGTGTGGAGATGCCCTTTATAAAAAGAATCAGTTCTGGGAGTTCGTTCCGATTGATGGAGATGTTCGCAGAGGGCCTCTTTTAGCCCAAGTTCTCGGGCTTGACCCTGAATATGTCAGAAGACACAAGGGGGCTTGGTTGATGAATGTCACGAAGAGACCAAATTTCGAGGCCCTATCGGATAACGATCAAAAAAATGTCGACCAACAAATCGACGAAATGATCCGAAATAAATACCTAGATATCAATTACAATGGTATTCGCAAAGAAAAATTAGAAGAAATGTCGAAAGGTGGCAAAGTCAATATTTTTGACAATAAAGTCGTTATTATTGACGAGGCCCATAATTTAGTGAGTAATATTGCCAATTCAGGACATAAAAAGGGAACCAAAGCATATAGATTTTATCACGATTTAATGGACGCAACTAATACGAAGGTTATCTTCTTGACAGGGACACCTATTATTAATAAACCGCGTGAGATAGCCATTTTGTTCAATATGTTGCGAGGATATATTAAAACCTGGACATTTACTTTACAGACGACCACGAACGATAAAGTCAATACGGAGATATTATTGAATGCTTTTAGAGCTGAAGGATTAACGATGTATGACTATGTTGAATATACCACTAATAAATTGGTTATTACACGTAATCCTTTTGGATTTGTAAATGTTTACAATAAGGGGTCTAAACCGGGAAAAAAAGGAGGTAAAACAAAGAAGGGTCGTAGTTTAAAAAAGACAAAGGCTGTCACGAAGAAGATTCGCGAAATATACGACGATGATGAGGGGCCGGTTGATGACGAACAACGAGACCTACAAAAAGGGTATAATGAATTGAATAATCCTTACGAGGGAGGAGCTTTAGCGGGAGGAGCGAATGCGGGAGGAGCGAATGCAGATAATTCGAATAGTTTGGTCGAAGGAGGCGGAGCATATGAAGACTATGCCGGTGTCCGGTTAGATGAAATGGGAAATATAAGTGATCATGTCTTCGAGACCAAGCTAACCAAAATTCTAAACAATCTAGGAATTCGCGTTGTAGGAAAACCAAAATTAGTCAAAAACACATGTCTTCCTGATGACGAAAATGTTTTCAACGAGAACTTTATTAATGGAGAAAAAGGAGAATTAATTAATATAGACCTTCTTAAACGCCGTATATTGGGTCTTACATCGTATTTCAGGTCGGCTCAAGAATCCTTATTACCAGCCTTCGTGAAAACCCCTGCTGGTTCAAATTACAATATTGTAAACATAGATATGAGCGATTATCAATTCGAAGAATACGAAAAAATCCGTAAAGAAGAGAGAGAAGAAAAAAAACGGCGAAAGAAGAAAACAAAAAAACTTGCAGATGATGATGAAAAAGAGGCGAGCACATATCGTATTTATTCTAGATCGGCATGTAATTTCATTTTTCCAGCAGAACATCCCAGACCACGTGGTCATTCGAAATACGATTTGGCGCCGAATGCTGACGAATATTTCGAAGAGGAAGAACCTGAAACGAATGAAATGTCAAAAGGCATGGCCAAAGCAATAGTATCAATCCTAAATAAACCTGATGTCGACGAGGAAGACCCTCTTGTGAAACTTGTTGCAAAAGGTTTGACAAAAGGTGTGAAAAAAGGCGTCGTCAACAAGGAAGAACTTGGCGCAGAAGTTAGCAAAGCGATTGATGGTGTCCCAACCGTAGAAATAGCAGTCGAATCCCAAATACGTGAAGCATATGATTTCTTGAGATACGACCCCGATAGAACACGTTCCAAAGAATATCTAACAGAAGACCAATTAGGATTGTATAGTCCGAAATACTTACAAATCTTGCATAATATAAAAGCCGAAGAGAACCGAGGACTTCATTTACTATACAGTCAATTCCGTTCTCTCGAAGGAATCGGGTTATTTAAATTGGTTCTGGAGGCGAATGGATTTGTAGAATTCAAATTGGTCAAGAAGGATAATCAATGGGAAATAGTCGATTGGAATAAAGAACCCGAAAAACCGAGATTCGCTCTTTATACAGGAACTGAAACGGCCGAAGAGAAGGATATTGTTCGTAATATTTACAATGGTTCTTGGCACATAGTTCCGCCATCAATCGTAGAAAGACTGCGAGAACGTAATGCCGATAACTTATACGGAGAGGTCATAAAGGTATTAATGATTACGGCTTCTGGTGCAGAAGGTATCAACTTGCGTAATACTCGATATGTTCATATCATGGAGCCCTATTGGAATATGGTGCGTGTGGACCAAGTTGTTGGCCGTGCTAGGCGTATTTGTAGTCATGAGGATTTACCAGAGGAATTGAGAACTGTTGAAATCTTCATTTATTTGTGTAGGGCCACTCCGGAACAAGTAGATAAAAATCTGGAATTGAAAATAAACGATTTGAGTAAATTGGCGTATGGTGTTCATGACGAAAAACGGGGGCGCGAAATCATGGAACGTATTCCTTTTACGACGGACCAGTATTTATTAGAGATAGCTCATATAAAAGATTCGATTACGAAACAGATTTTGACGGTTGTTAAAGAGACGGCGATGGATTGTTCTCTTTACAATAACAATCCAGAAGAACCATTGGTGTGTTATGGATTTGGGGAAGTCGAGCCCCAGAGTTTTGCTTCTTACCCTACTTTGGAACGCGATAGTCAAGAAAAACCTGCTCAAGCAAAAGAGAAGAGGAGTTATATGGCTGTTAAGGTGGATGAGGTTAGTTATGCAGTTGATAAGAAATCGTTGGTTGTTTATGATATGGAAAGTTATAAGAAGGCGAAGGAAAAGAGGGGCGAATTGGTCGAAGTCGGGAGATATGATGAGAGAACCAAGAAGGTTATTTTTCTATGATTTTCATATTTGCCGAAGCGTTGAATTAATTGAAAAATAAAAAAGTTTTTATAGAAACTTTTTTATAGAAACTTTTTTATAAAAATTATTTCAAATAATAATTACATTTATACAGAGAAGTTGTTCGTTTGATAATCAAACTATAAATCCGCAGTAGAAACCCACTCACCATCAACCTCGCATTCACAAGCAGTCCAAGCGTTCACGCTAGTCGTTCTATCGGGTCGTCTCTCCTTATAATGAGACTCAGCAAATTTATTCATTGAATAAATTTGCTCTTGTCTAACAATTCCGTTAATTGTCGCGTTATAAGTCCCTATCCAAGTGTCTGGTTCAATTTCACCATTCGAATTCTTGCGTATAGTGTGTCGAATATTCTGTCCATCAATAAAACACTTTCTCATATCTCTACATTTACCTACAGATTCTTGTTCTTCATCTTCTTCTTGTTCGTCTTCCCACATTTCGCCATCCATTAAATTGAAATAAGGGAGAAGTTCTTGAGGCGTGATCTTGAAGAATTCGCGTCTAGAAGATACACGCTTCTCTTGCAATATAGAATGTATAGCATTTTCTTTTTCAGATGGGCGGATTACCTTCTTGGCGAACTCGATTTTCCAATTGGGTAGGGACCATGTGTCACAATTTGCTTCACGCAGTCTTTCTTCTGGTGTGCGTTCAGTCATTCCTATTTTCACCATTCCTGGTATAAATTCATTCGAAAAACAATAAACATATCCTTCCATATCAGTTGCAGTTATTATGAATTCAAGGTGATTTCAATTAGTGTGTATTTGATTAAATCCAAAAAAAGAACATCAATTTTGTCAGGGGTTCTCCAAAAGTATTTTTATAAAAAAGAATAAAATGGTAGGTGAATATATAAACAAACATAATCGAATGTTATCCCCATTTCAAAGAAAAATCCGGAATCTACCGAATGAAATCCAGCATATTATAATATCGTATTCTTACAGTCCGCAACAGCCGGTCCTATTATATGATATCAAAGGATTCCATCAATCGATTGATATCCTATATGATTTTATAAATGAAAGTGAAAATACTCATAATTATTATTTTATATCGGCGAAAGACGACATTCATAATGAACTTTTCAATTATGTTTATTATAATATTTGCGAAGGAACAATCGATTCAGTAAATACACAGTTTTTTTATAGGTCATTTATGTACACGACCAATAAACCGTATTATTATTTATTCAATGAAAATAATTCTCTAGATTCACAAATACGAGCCATATGGGGGCTCTTTACGAATGCTGAAAGATACGATTTCATAGATTATCTTTCATTTGAAATGGCGGATTTCGAAGACGATTCGGATGAAGACGAAGAAGATTTCGATTTTTAATGAGAAAAGATATTATAGTTCTTGACATTTTTAGCACCGACTTGGACGGGCACTCTAGCTCCGCCTCCACGAACACGAGCAAGAGCATCTATTCTTACGTTATTATCGGAAGTCGTATTGAACGATTGGGGTCCAGTAGTATTAAGTGCAATTCCAGTTGCTCGGCGTCTCTGGTGCATTGTTACTTTCGACGCATCTCGGTTGCCTCCAATCCATTTCTTTTGGATAGTTGTTTTGGGACCATCGATAACGAATCCATGCTGTATTGCTGGAGAACTTCTTTGAACGACCGATTTACTTATTTGAGGAATAGCAAAATTCGTTATCGGATTATAAGATTTTTTAAACAATTTTCGGTCGAGTTCAAATGATTGTTCATTATTACTTGTTAAATTCTTCAATGGCATAGCATTAGGTGCATTTATGACACCATTGTTTAATTGATTAATAATAGGTCTACCGTCTTGATTCATATATGTTTTCAATATATTTTATTTCGTCATAAAATATATATGTCAGAAAGAAAAATATTACAACGAAAAATCCCAAAAAGATATATCCCAAGAACTTTATCAAAAAGAGACGCGATAAAACAAAAGGCATTTATTAATAGGTCAAGAAGAGCATATCCTAAAGGTATTTTTTTTAACCGTCCATCCGTGGCCTCATTTAAATCAAAGCCTTCGTCTCATGTATATAGAGCGACCAATCTATATGGTGTCCCGAATATGGTCCCGAATGCTACTTTAGCCAATGCAACTGGATGCAAACGATGGGCATTAAAGAAAATAATAAACAAGGGCGAAGGAGCATATTATTCTTCAGGAAGCCGACCCAATCAGACTCCGCAATCGTGGGGATATGCCAGATTAGGTTCGGCCCTAACAGGAGGCCCCAGTTCTCAAGTAGATTACAATATTCTTGAAAAAGGGTGCTCTAAAAAATCTCGGCCAATTCAATTAGCGAATCAATTTCGAAAGACTAATAAAAAAATAAAAAAAAATAAAAAAAAATAAAAAAAAATAAAAAAGAGATCACACTTCCACCGATATAAATCCATTTTGAATATCACTATATGACGGCCTCTGGAATCCCACACTGGGTTCGAAAGCATACCAATTATCGACCGGTTGTAGAACTTTCCATGATTGGTCTGTAAAATAATTGCCCCATTTGCCCGTTTTCATATATTCTGTAAGGTCCTTTGCGTAGATGTCAAGAAGAGTTGGTATATACGACTGTTTTATAAGATACCCTGAAGTGGTCTGGGAATTGAGAACTCGAATTATCTTTTCATTATTCTTTGTCTTTATCCCAGTATCTTTGGATTCTACTGTATTATGGCCCAACATTACGACATCCCATTTTTTGATGTTCTCAAAAAACAAATTCAGCATCTTATTAAAATAGTCCATGTCTTTTATAATAAAATCGTCTTCGCAAATAAGGATGTTCTCTCCTTTACCATTTGATAGGGCTTTATTGAGTGCCGTCACGTGTGACATAAGACATCCTACAGCACCATTATCTGGATAATGATGTCCTGTGATTTTCATTATCCTATCCTCATCCACTTCATTGAAATTATCTAAAAATTCTTGTTTTCTGTCTGTGCGTTTATCTAGATTGATATAATAAATGGCGTCAATTTTTTTGTTGAAAGACGGCCTACTATCATCGAATCCTTCTTTTTTATAAGATGGTTTATTCGACCACATAAATAATAAAAAAATAGATAAAAAAAGAATCAATATAATAGTTTGTATATTATGTAAAACTCTAGATGAAAATTTCATATAAATAATTATGACATTTTATATATTTATCAAAAAGAAGATATAGAAAATACCTTTAGAAAATATATTATGAACGAGGCAAATAACGTATTAACCGTCCAGACGGTCCAAATACAACCTGTCAGAAATACCATAACTGCAATTAAAGATATTCTTACAGACGCCACAATCACCTTTACAAAAGACGGATTGAAAATAATAAACTTCGATAAAACCCATACTATTCTAGTAAATGTTACTCTATATGCACATAAGTTCGAGAAATATTCTTGTGGTCCCGATAAGATTATCATTTGTGCTAATACACTCCATCTTTTTAAAGTTATAACGACAATGTCAAATGACGATACATTGACAATGTATATTGAAAAGACGGATTATCACGAAGGAATTGTCAGCCACTTGGGTCTCCAATATGACAATGGCGATATCAAACAGTGTTATAACCAAAAACTTCGGTTGATAGAACCCGATACCGAAGAACTCATTGTTCCTGATGTAGAATATTCGACGGTTATTAATTTGCCTACGGCGGATTTCCAGAAGATTATTCGTGATTTGAATGGTATTTCGGACCGTATCGAAATAAAATCGGTGGGAAGCGAGCTCATTTTTTCTTGTGAGGGGAATTTTGCTAGTTCTCGTATATCGAGAACAGAGTCGGATGGTTGTATGAATTTTATTCAGAAGACGGATGCGTCTAGAATCATACAGGGTGAATTCTCGCTAAAATCTCTGAGCCATTTTATTAAGTGTACACCGCTTTGTAGCCATTTGGAAATGTATTTGGGAAATGATTTGCCGCTTATTATTAAATACGACGTAGCATCATTGGGTGAGATTAAACTCTGTTTGGCCCCGTTACCGCCGTCTTCTTAATATCCCTATTGTGTATATGTCATGAAGATTATATAATATAACTATATACGATGTCGCGTGAGTCGGTTATCCACCAAACATTAGAAAATCAAGATTTCATGCAACGTGTTTCTATGACCATGAATGTAATAATCGAATTTTACAGAATGCTCGTTTCAACTCTTTTGATTTTGTTTGTCCCACAGAATTGTGATGGTCATCTGTGTTCATTTAAAGAGAACCTAGTCTGGCAAGACCACTTATATAATACAAGTCTTGTGTTTAATTTCATAACATTATTTGCATTTGTTGCTTTATATGGTGTCGAAATTATCAGAGAGAACCGAATGATTTCTTATTTAGAAGTAAACCCAGAGAATGCCAGGGATAATAAAAGTATTACAAAAATATTGGAGAACCTACCGGAGACTTATCGCGGACAAATATATTCCATCGATTCTATTTATCAAAAAACGTCGTATGCTTGTATTTTGGTATTCATTATAAATACCATTTTCAGTGGGATAACTATATATAAATATAATTATGGAAACCAGACAACAACGACATTTATTACCAATGTTCTCTTCATGACAACAAAGGTATATTATACTTATTATATTGCTAATACCGATAAATCTATTTTTTATTCAGCATATCTACATGACCGTGTCCAGTACAATGATATTGATCCTAAAATTAAGAGAGATATTGAAAATGGGTTTTTGGCTTCTATTCAACATCCGACACATTATGCACAATTAAGAGAACCAGTAGAATTATTGACACAAGAAATAAATGAAATAAGAGAAGACTTCTTGGATAATGAGATTGAAGAAGATGTCACAAAGGGAATATATAATGATATCGATTACTCTTTAGGATTCCCCCTAGAATTACCTAGGAATAATAAACAAATAGAATTGGAATTCGAACTCCCTGTAGGCAAGACATTTATAGATTTACCGGACGAAGTTGGCGAAGAAGACCCCAATAAAGAAGTCGTCGATTTAATTCGAGAATACGTGAAAGAGGTTCTCGCTGAAATGAGGAGAAAAATGGAATTACGAAATCTAGAAGAATAAATATACGTATAAATAAACCTGCACATAAAATTGATTGCTTTTTCTTTCATTTCATTAAAGTCATATTTCCCAGCGTTCAATCAAAATATGCAAATCCAACAAATCACTCTTTTTGACAAGGCTATTAAGGGTGGCGGAAAAGCCAAAAATGATGCCAATAATAAAATAAGAGAAGAGATCCTACAGGCATTATCTGAAGGCAAGATTCCTAAAGAGTTCTATCAAGACGCAACATACGGAACAAAGTGGACTCATATTAAGGAGGGATTTCATGAAAAAATCTACGAACTATGTGCGCTCGAATTCGATTCCTATAAGATGACACGTAAAGGAGGTCGTAAATTTCACTACGATTTTGATGTTGACTACTTATTATCGGGTGTCATCATGCATTCATTGAAACTCGAATTTAAGTTTGGAACCAAGTCAATTTACAAGCTTCCTGAGATATATCAAAAACCCACATTTTGGGATATCATCAATGGACCTTCATATCATGAATACTTTTATGATAACTTTCTGCCACAGATTTTGGCGCTAGACCAAGAGGCCCCACCATTGATCGAACGAGATGTCTATATAAAATTAGTCAAGCAAACAAATACAGGATGCCATTCGTTTTTCCAGTATCTAAAACAAGCAAACAAAATAGAATCTGTTAAAAGAAAGGCCCTTATTAAAAAATCAGTTGCAGATTACTTGAAGAAATATGGAGATGAAATAGACTTGGCGAAATTCGGTAGAACAATAGCGGATACACAAGGAGATAAACAATATCTTCTTTATGACCCCATTTTGAAGGCGTTCTATTTGGAACAAGCGGATTTCTCGTCGAGTTCTTTAAGCTACGGCGGAGTTGTCAGAAACAATACTATTATAGTCAAGTCTGGTAAACATCAATTCAAGCTGCTTCTCAGATGGAGAAATACGAATGGTATTTTGAATCCATCATGGCAAGTAAGTGTAAAACTGATTGCTTAATCAGCATATATTTATGTAAAGAAATGCGCGTAAATTACATAAAAAACAAAAACAAAAATAAAGGATAAAAAAAATAAATAAAAATATGGATATCGGTTGGGGCCGATTTTTTTTATAAATAAATTGGAAGCATGGTTTCTAATTCGGTTTTTGATAATGCGCCATTACCAATAAAAGTTTTCAAAAACTCCGTAGTTCTTGGGTCCTGAAAAGATTTTATAATCCCCGAAAAATCCTGATTTGTAGGATGTGTTATTACGTTTAAATGATTCTCCACCAAATATGGCCTACTTGAATCTACAAAAGCATATGACAATTTGTAAACAGAATTCCCGTTTCCCCGATTGACAACCACTCCATTTGTAGAAATCCCAGGAAGATTAATAAACTGTTTTTTTTCTTCATTCGAGAAAGTTTTGATATCGATTTTATTCCCGACCACATTCGAATTATAAATCAATAGAGTCTTCGTCGAATCGTTGGTTAAATCTTTCTTCTTTTCATTCCAGACAATCGATCCAGTTTTTACTAAGTATCCCAAATCTTTTAATGTAGTCGAATTTTGAATGAGTCTAGAGAATCGTTCAGGATTTGTCACGAAGATATTATTATCTCCCAGTTTGGCGGAGAATGGGCTGATTCTTTCTAATAAATGAACTGCGGTTTTTTCTATGATTAAACCGAATGTCGCCTGCTGGGTATCCAAGAAGTCATTACAGTCTTCGAAATCGAGCAGGTCTTTAATAATACATGTCTTCTTGATAAACATACGGACTTCTTCGTAATAAGCCGCGTTCAAGAAACTCTTCGGCAAAACAAAAGCAAGGACACCGCCAGGTTTCAATTGGACTAGAGCATGAAGGATAAATATAGTGAATATATTGGGCCGTCCTGTAATCAATGGGCGATATTCCAGAGGAACTTGTTCTTTTTGACAAACGAAATAGGGCGGATTTCCGACAACCAAATCATATGTTTCTGGTTTATTATATTTCAAGAAATCTTCGTGGATTATGTGTATTCGGTCTGATTCGAGCGTTTTTATACTGTCATAAACAGTTCTATTCCATTCGACCCCGTCGACGGTTGCTGATGGATAGACGGATGAAACTGCCGAAAGAATTTCGCAAGTTCCGCACGATGGTTCTAGTATATTTATAAACGGCTGTGGAAAAAGGGTTTTAATCCGGGATAATAGTCGGTTAGTTATACTCGGGGGTGTCACGAAGAAACCATATTCTTTCTTTTCGGCTTTGGATAATCGGCGAGTAACATCGAGTGTTAATTGGGTGTATTCTGTCATTTTGTATATTATTTATTCATATGATTTCGTATCAATTTTGTACGGAATCATATTATGTTATAATTAATCGAAATCTTTGGAAATATGTTCCAATAAAGTCTCGACGTCGGCTTTCATGATAGTCAAATCATGCTTTCTGTCTTTATCCTTTAAGACTTTGATCTTTTCATCGATGGCCTTATGAAGTCTCTTGACGCTGTTTTTGTAGGTCATAATTTTATCATCATATCCATTTCTCTTGGCTAAAATCATCCAGCCTAGTTTCTCGAATGTATATTCGAACCATTTATGAATACCATGATAAGTCGTTTCGTGGAAAGAAGAAGAAGAGGACGAAGATGGCGAAGATGGCGAAGAATAGTTTTTGCGAGTTTTCGGCATTATATATTTTATACATATAAAATTGATTCCTTCTAAAGGGGTGTCATGAAGAGTATTTATAACAATGACCTACTGTGAATTATGCCGTAAAGATGGACATATTGCGTTTGAATGTGATACGGATAGAGCGACAACGGTAGACGAAGCTGTTAACCATTGGTTTAGTTTTATATTGAATCAATATCAATGGAATTCCGCGCAAAATGTCAAAAAAGAATTATTTATAGAAACTCATCATATGCGTCGATTATCCAAAGGCGATTTCCTCTATTTACTTCGTGGATTCATTTACCATTTGAATTGGTGCGAGTTTTCAAAAATGTATACTCGAGATCAATATATGTATTTCTATTTAGGATACAAAACGAGAGAATTCATTGATTCTTCTGAATATGGGTTTCTTAATGAGGGTTCAAAAACGAGGGTTAGAGCAGACATGCAATACTGGTTGAATCGGGCTTGCTTCGGTCAAGAAGTAGCCGATGAACTATGGCTTATCGATTTAGAGGAACCGGATAATGGGGCTGTTCCCGATGTTATTCAGACGACTGATTGCGCAGTATGTCTTCGTGACAATTTAGAACATGGTGAAATGGCGGTATTTAGCTGCGGACACAATTTCTGTGCTGGATGTTCTAATACAATGGTCTTGCGTATGACCCCACTAGTTTGTCCTCTTTGTAGGGCACACGTGAACCAGATAACCCAATACATGAACAATGGAAATTTCTCAATACAATCTATATGACAAAATCACAAGAAATCCGGAAATATTCGAATCCTTCAGAAGTTTATAGAAGGGCTTTTAAATATATGGGTAAGACAGCAAAAATAGGGCTATCAACAAAACGCGATAAAAAATACATGATAACGACACCAAATGGACGTATTGTTCATTTCGGTCAGATGGGCTATGAAGATTACACCAAACATGGTAACAAAACCAGACGGAAAAATTATCTTACTAGGTCTGGTAAGATAAAAGGCGATTGGGCCAAAGATAAATATAGTCCAAATAATTTAGCTAGAAAACTATTGTGGTAGTAGAGAAACCGATTAGTGAAGCGGAAACCTTGGTACAGCGCAGCGACCCCTACCTAAAATTCCGGCTCGTGTCTTTTAAATAAACATCCTTGAATGGGTAAATTCATAATCTGTTTAATAAACGCGGGGTCCTGAAAAGCCGTTGTATCTAACCAAATCTTTACAATGCAAAAATTTTTTTTTGGTGAAATAGTAATTCCATTTATATGTTTTGAATGAGCAGGATTCGTTGTAAGCGTCTCTCCACAAGAAAGCAACATCAGTATCTTCCATACATCGGATACTTGTTTATTCAATATACGATACGAAAAGCACCCGCCCGTTCTATTTTTAGGATCCTCCCACATTGGAGCAATCCCTTTGCGCATCAAGAAAAGCATACAGCGCATTATTACTTGCTCTGGCATAAATTTATTAATAGCCAAGACTTCTTCGGCGAATTGAATATCTCCCAAAATCGTGGTGTAACTGTTGGCATCCCAATTCTTGTCGTCTGGTAAATGGTAATATAAATTCCATTTATCATTCAATTCATATTTTGGGGATTGAATACTCACTGCATCCATCAAAACACCTATACTATATAATATATAAAATCTTTATATTGATTTATCGCCTATTTATATTCTATCTTCTATATTTTGTAGCCAAATTCAAAAGGAGTATATAATGATCCTAAATTATTCGAAGGGTCAATAAAAAGAGCCTCTTCGTCCGAATCATCTTCTTCTGAAGACCCCATATATCCGGCAACCTCATTATCAGTATCGTCATCTTCGTTTTTTGTTTTAATATTATCATCGGTCACCATTATATATCCATCTTTTGTTAATAATAGATGGGTTTCAAATCCAAAATCAATCATACTGCATTCCGAGTCTAAAATTCGAATCTTATAGCGGTTGTCAAAAATATAACTAATAGACTGGTATTCAAGAAGACGCAATACAAATGCTGGAGTAAAAAGTTCATTTTCATAAACATAATATCCGTCTTCCAATTTCAACTCGATTGCTTCAGCCATATCAGGATGGGTATATTCGATGGAAATGAATTTTGCTGTAGACTTCTTATATACAAAGGGCACTACTGGGAATTTTGAGATACGAACGGAGAAAAAAGAAACATTCTCAGGGGTAATTGTCTTTATAATTAAAAGTGGATATATGGCTTCTGGTTTTTTTGTAAGATATGAAATGATACATTGAATATATTTCATAGCATATTCCGAATGACAGTCCGTGTAAAATTCAAAGAGGTCGTTACAAAAATATTTCGTGAAAAAATTCGAATATTCTTCATTATAATTATAATATCTTGTAATACTGATATCATTCGGTGTCAACCAAACAGAACAACACCATATAGGGTCTCTCGGGGCCATCTTACGATTTATCATGAAGGAATATGCTGATGACGCATTATATTGGACCTCATCTACGATTGTCTTTATATTTTCATTCGAATTATATATATTAATGAAAAAGTCAGAGACTGAATTGTATAATCGGCATAACTTCATAAAAGCAGTTATCAATGCCGGATAAATATATATCTCGGTATACATCGAGATATCTTCTATAAAATTCGTTTGAGAAGACATTAAATAATATAATTTAATGTTTTTATATTGGTTACAAAATGACTTGTTGGTTTTCATTCTTTATTGTCCATTCATTATAGGTATCATAATCCATTAATCCTAGGTCATAAAATTTTTGTATTCGCTGATTAAAATTCGATGTTTTATTTCTATTTGAAATAAAAGATTTATAAATCAAAAAATTGTCTTTCATGTAACTATGAAAAATATCACATATAATTCTTTCTCCAAAATAACCCATATTTAATTGTAGATCTTGGGACTCATAAAAAATTACATGTTTAATTGCGCTTTGGTCATGAACTTCACCGTCTTTAATCATGTTATTCAATGATCTTATAAAAAATTCAAGAGTTTTTTCAGAACATTTTATTTGCATTATTCCAATATTTTGTCCATTTCCTTCTTCAAAAACAAAAGTAATATCGTTTTCTGAATATCCTAAAAAATAATCTTTTAATTCGTGACTTTTATTTTTATTAATAAAAATAGTTGCGTCTGAAAATATAATAGTTTCTCCCATATATCTTTTTATAGCGTCTATAATAAGGTCGATTTTTATTGTTAATCCTATAAAATGATGTTGGTCTTTATTATCTAGTTCTTTTATATCTTCTATTAGGGCGGGTTCTAAATCAAAAAACTCATTGAGGGTGTCCTGAATATGTTCATGATAAAATTGATACAATGGCGAATAAAAATATAAAAATCTCATATTAATTATATATATAAATATTTATATATATTTTCTATCTAACTATTAAACCCCTCCCTACAATAGAGTTCATCGGGGAAACTAACTAATTTCTACTATCAACTACTAATAGAAGCACGCAATTTATTCTTCTTCAATATCAGAAAGTTCCTCTTCTTCGAGCTCCTCAGACAAACGCGTTTCCAAATCAGGAAGGCCTTCATCATCGTGTTCTAACAAAACCGGTGTAGAAGAACGCTCCGATTTTTCTTCAGACAGCTCATGTTGATTGGTTTTCTTGACTTGTTTCGATTCCTCTGTAGGAGCCTTCGCCTTTTGGACTCTAGTTTTTTTTTTAGGCTCTTTGACTACTGGTTCCTCAATTGAAGAAGGTTCCACAATTGTAGGAGTCTCCTCCTCCACAACAGTTGTTTCCTTCTTGGATTTGGTCTTCTTCGGCTTAGTCTCCTTGACAGGCTTTGCCTCATCGGTATCTACTACTGGTTCGGGTTCTTTTTTGGCTTTGGTCTTCTTCGGCTTGGCCTCCTCCTCATCAGTGTCTACTACTGATACGGGTTCCTTCTTGGCTTTGGTCTTCTTCGGCTTGGTCTCCTTCTTTGCAGGAACGACGGGTTCCTCGTCGACTACAGCTCCTCCTACAATAGAATCATGAAAAGTAGTAGCAGGGGTTACCTTCTTAGCCCTAGGCTTTTTTGCTTTGGTCTCAGGAACTGTAGGTTCAACAGTATCAGGGACCTTCGGCTCAGGCTCCTCGATGACAAACTCGCGTCCGAAGACCCTAGACAGATTAGCAATAGCTTCCTGTGTAAAGTTTCCAGCACCGAAGTTCGCATTGACTTCATCGACTATCGATGGCAGTTCGGGTTCGACCGCAACTTTCGATTTGCGGACACGCTTTGCAGCGGTCACAATCGCTTTAGTCAATTCAATAGGAGCGACAATAGGAGCGACAATAGGAGCGACAATAGGAGCGACAATAGGAGCGACAATAGGAGCGACAATAGGAGCGACAATAGTATCAGTGTTCATTGTTGTTATTTGTTGCGTGTATCGGACAGAGGTGCTTCTAATCCATTCCAAAAAAAGCAAATCAATTTTTTGTATCTGTTCTCCATTCTTCAATTTCTATTTATTTCATTCCTCTTGATATAATTAGATAAGTAAATATATCAATAATATATAAATAAATGTCATATAATGAGGAATTTGCTAATTTATTATCAAGATTATCAGTTGTTATGGCGAATATAGGAGAGCATATGAGGTCGAAGGCCTATAAGAAAGCCGAGGAAACTATCCTAGGAATGACTACAGAAATTCGTAATATAAAAGACCTTGATGATAAGCCAGGAATTGGGCCAACTATTAAACAAAAACTCCAAGAATATTTAGAGACTGGAAAAATATCTGCATTAGAAAAAGCCGAAAATAAACCAGAGGTCCTTTTTACAAATGTTTATGGAATAGGTCCCAAAAAAGCCTCCGAAATTGTCAAAAAGGGTATTACTACTATCACCGAATTGGCAGCCCGGAAAGACGAGGTTTTAAATGCCGTTCAAAAAATTGGACTCGAATATTATGATGATATTTTGAAGCGGATTCCTCGGTCTGAAATAGTTCTTTATGACAAGGAATTTAAGACCGCCCTTAAATCTCAATCAGGAAAAACCAACTACGAAATAGTAGGAAGCTACAGGAGGGGTCAGGAATCATCTGGGGATATTGATGTAATAATTTCTTCAGAATCTCCGAAGGCATTCGAAGATTTCTTGGATGTTCTCATTAAAAAGAAAATAATAGTTGAAGTTCTTTCTCATGGAAAAAATAAATGTTTAGTTATTGCGAAGATTCCAAAATCCACCATTTATAGACGCGTAGATTTTCTTTATGCAACTCCGGCAGAATTCCCATTTTCGATTCTTTATTTTACTGGTAGTAAGGGATTCAATGTAGTTATGAGAGGACATGCTTTAAAGATGGGATATTCAATGAATGAACACGGATTTACACCAGCCATTGATAGGTCATTCAAGAACGAACGTGATATTTTCGATTTTTTAGGACTTCAATATAAGAGCCCGAAAGAAAGAGTCGATGGCCGTGCAGTTATTCTTTTATCAAACGATTCTCATCAAGAAGAAGCCCCTATCGAAGAAAAAAAGAAGGGCTCCAGAAAAAGAAAAGAAAAAGTGGTGCAAAAACAGTCAAAAAAGAAAATGCCCCCATTGATGGTGCCTCAAGATAAATCTGCGTTTGATTCGAATGAAATATTATCTAAAGTATTAACTCCAGAAGAGTCAGGAAAAACCACAAAAAGAAAAAGAGAACCTCTTGAAAAAAAACCAAAAAATAAATCACAAAAACAAAGAAAAGAACCTGTAAAAACCAAAATAGAAGAAATAAAAGAGATGGCCCAACAAACAGAAAAACTAAAAACCAAAATAGAAGAAATAAAAGAGATGGTCCAAAAAGAAAACATGGTTGAAAAAAAGAATGAAAAAAATAACAAGGAAAAAAAGAACGAAAAACCAGCAAAATTGAAGGATATAAAAGAGATAAAAGTAAATCATCATCAATCAATACATATGGAATTAATAGTCAAATTTAAAGAACAAGGCATCCCTGTATTAGAAACTCTTTCAGAAAAAGAACTCAATGAAATTATAGACGAAGCTAATGATGCTTATTACAATGAGAACCCCGTCTTAACAGACAACGAATTCGATATCATAAAGGAATATACAGAAAAGAAATTTCCCAAGGCGGCCGCTCTTTGTAAAGTAGGTGCGCCCATCAGAGGCTCAAAAGTCACCCTTCCTTTCGAAATGGCTTCTATGGACAAAATCAAACCCGATTCTGGGGCTCTAGATGCCTGGACGGTCAAGTACAAAGGTCCCTATGTTCTCTCATGTAAATTGGACGGAGTGAGTGGTCTCTATATTTGTTCAAAATTAAATAAAACAAGCGAAAAACAACACAGATTGTATACCCGAGGGAATGGATGTGTTGGCCAAGATATTTCGCATTTAATCCCTATATTAAACCTTCCTGACATCCCTGAAGGCATGGCCGTGCGAGGCGAATTCGTATTGTCAAAAAAGATATTTGCTGATAAATATTCAAAGGAATTCGCCAACGCCCGAAATTTAGTTTCTGGAATCATCAACCGAAAAACTCCTGATGAAAAAGCTAAGGACCTCCATTTTGTAACCTACGAAGTGATTGAACCCAAATTAAAGCCTAGTGCGCAATTAAAGACATTATTAGATGCTGGATTCAGAGTTGTCCAGAACAAAGTGGTAAAAGCCCTAACAAATAAATTCCTTTCAGACCTCCTCGTTGATTGGCGTTCAACATATGATTATGATATTGATGGGGTCATCGTAACAGACGACGCAATTCATCCCAGGGTATCAGGGAATCCCGAACATGCGTTCGCTTTTAAAATGGTTCTTTCTGACCAACTAGCGGAGGCCAAAGTAGTAGATGTTTTATGGGAGGCCAGTAAAGACGGATATTTGAAACCTCGTGTAAGAATTGAACCTATCCAACTAGGAGGAGTTAAAATAGAATATGCTACAGGATTCAATGGCAAATTTATTGAAGAGAACAATATAGGAATCGGTGCTGTTATTCAGATGGTTCGTTCGGGGGATGTTATTCCCTACATTAAATCCGTGACAACGGCGGCTGAAAAGCCGAAGATGCCTTTGGTTCCTTATATCTGGAATAAGAGTCATGTAGATGTTCTCTTAGAAAAACCGGAGGAAGATGAGGGGGTCCAGGAGAAAAATATTACGGCATTCTTTACGACATTAGAAGTAGATGGTCTAGGGAAGGGTAACGTACATAAAATCTATAAATCTGGGAAAACGACGGTTGCTGAAATTATTAAGATGACTGCAGCTGATTTTGAAAAAATAGATGGATTCAAGAAGAAAACAGCAGACAAATTGGCAGAAGGCATAAAACACAAAATTCAAAAGGCTTCGCTCATTGATATCATGGTTGCTTCAGGAAAATTGGGGCGTGGTCTTGGAGAACGTAAATTGAAACCCATCTTAACGGCATTTCCAGATATTCTTACGGACCCTGTGCCGAGCACAGAAAAAGAGGCCAAACTGAAAACCATTCCAGGGATTGGACCGGAAAATGCTGTGGCATTTTCAAAAAACATTCCGGAATTCTTGGCATTCTTGAAGGAATGTGGGCTTGAAGATAAATTGGCACAATTCCCAGAAGGCACAAAAGAAGGTGCGAAAAAAGAAGAACCAAAAATCGAAGGCCCATTCACGGGGAAAAAGATAGTAATGTCCAAAGTAAGGGATAAGGATATTATATCCTTCGTGACAAATCAGGGAGGGTTTCTTGAAGATACAATGAAAAAAGACATTTTCACATTGATCGTAAAATCAAAGGAGGATTCTTCGAATAAAACTGAATACGCTAAGGCGAATAATATTCCTATTATGACAGTAGAGGAATTCAAAAGAGAATATATGGAATAAAACAAGTAAATAATAATCATTTATTTTTATGACAATTATAAAAAATGTTATAAAAATTATCCTCATAAAGGGAGGGGTTTGCAAAGCATAGTAGGGGGAACCGTAGGTTCCCCTACTTAGATGTCCAAAGAAACCGTATTTCCTCTAGAATTATTATTGCGTCTTCTAGTGCGTCTCGGGATATTTCCATCCTGCATGTCCCTCAAACTACCAACTGATACCATCGAGTCCATTCCGTATTCACTCAAAACATCGTTGATAGAACTGGACGCAGGGTTAATTTCTTCTGGAGATGGCTGAATAGGGTCAGGAACAATGCGTGTCTTTAATCCCGACAATATGGAATCTATGTCTGTGCTAGGCCCGCGCATTTCTTGTCTCACTGAAGGTTGAGGAACGAATTGGGGTTGTTGTTCACTTCGGCCACTGATAGGTGCCGGGGGAGGAACAAGTGTATTTGCTGTTGATGGCATTACTGCTCCGCGTCCCATAGAAATATCGGGCCTATTAGGGGGCGGCTGTTGGAATGACATAGTATTATTTCCCGGACGCTGGTTCATCTGAGGCATAGCCTTCGTCTCTACTGGAGCAGGAGGAGGACCCATATTTCTAGACGGGCCCTGATTTTCTTTCATGAGATTATTCGCCATAGAAAATCCAGGACTAGCCTGGGACATTGAAGAAACAGTGGCATTAGTAAACATCTTCATTAATTCCGGACTCTGTTTAATAACATCATTAAATGCCGGAGTGGCCGATGAAAGAGCCTTGTTCGAGAAATTGACAACAGCGGCAGAGAACCCGAGTCTCAAAAGAAGCGAAATCTCCGGCGACAATTTACCACCCTTGTATTTATCATGGAGTTCAGCGAAAATCTCTTCGTAAGAATCGATATCCTCATTGACTTGTTCTCCCCAACCATCCAAATTAATATCGAAAGGATTAAAAGCAGCATTGGCATATTCCATGGAATTTACGGCGGTCATGAACCACCATCCTTGTAATTTAATGGAATCCTTCTTTCGCTTGTCTTCTAGTGCTGTTTCATACTCATCTTCGACTTCTTCGTATGCAGATTCTAGAGTAAAATGAGGGTTGTTTTTAATGAGACCCTTCTCATACCACTCTTCAATCTTCTTAATCATCATACGCTTCTTTCTACGCTTTTCTCTGTCAGAAAGAGATGAACCAGATGTTCCGAATGTCTGAGGGATTTCATTGATTTTGGAGAACCCATCCCAGGTCTTAGAATTACCCATACTATCCGCAGTGGCCTGACCGAGGGAAGGTTCTCCTCCCCCTCCTCCGGGTCCAGTGGTCGGATCATTAATCGTTTTAGACGTACCCGAAGAAGAAGAAGAACCTAGACCGAAGAAATTCGAGAATGAGTTCCCGAGACCACCTAGAGTTTTCGTATCTCCTCCAGAAGCCGACGCAGAAAGACTGTTTAGTTCATTCTCCAACTTGTCGAGTTCTCCTAAATCAATGTTCATGGACCCACTGGGTGCCTTTTTCTTTTCATTCATTAATAATTCTATTCCGGAACCAAAAGAAGGGGTATCATCTATGTTGATTGAAATAGTGTCTAAATCGCTTAATCCCAAATCGATGACTTCCATTTTATGATATTCTTATAAGAAATATTTTTAAGTCCTACGCACTTATAAGATATTTATAATATATATGTCAAAAAGCAAAAAATCAAATAAATCATATAAATTGGAAAAATCATCATATAAATTGGAAAAATCATCATATAAATTGGAAAAATCATCACCGGAAAAGGAAGAAATTATTAGCCAATCTCTTACTCAGTTCATAAAACGCGCTGACTATTATACTCTAGCCCAAGAAGATGGTAGACTTACTACTATAATATCAAGACTTCTTGAAACAAGTTATGAATTATCATCAGCCCAAAGTAGTAGCGAGAGTCCTTATTTTTCTGAATTAGTATATTCGTGGAAACAAAATCCAGAATGGAAAGAAGGATTTCATTATACAATTGTATATCCTTTCGTATCAATAATATTTAATCATTTTATTAATGGAAGAGATATTACATATATTCCAGATGACATTAAAGAATATTTATCACAATTTACTAGACGTGCAAGAGACGGAAGAAATTTACGTAGAGAATTATTAAAATTGGCATTTAAAAAAACATTTGAGAATTTATTTACATTAAATCAAAATATACTAAGAATAGGAGAACTTCAACATAGAGACACATGGTTTACAGATTCGGGAATTTTTGACAAATTTATATTTTCAGGATTATCTATGGAAATAGATTTAAATGCTATTAAATCTGGGTTAAAATGTCCATTGAGGTCATATTCATTAAGTTTAAGAGTTGCTCAACATTTCGCTGTTAGAGAAATGGTATTTCAAGAACTCATGGTTCGTCCAATTTTAATAACAAAATATCCTTATTCTGCTATATTAGTATCACCTATAAGTTGGGAACTTGAGGTATTAGTGCCATGTTGTGAAATGACATACGTAAAACATTTTACAATGAAATTAATGGATAACGAACACAATGAAGAACGTACTTATTTATTTATAGTAGTAAATTTAACACCGTTAGACGAATCAGTATTATCTATTTTTAACAAAGATATGAGTGAAAAATTTTCGCAAGAATTATTTGCTACAGTTAGCAATGAAGATACTCAGTCTGATTTATCACCTGAAGAACAATATGCTGACGCAATTGAAATTTTATCATCGGACGACCACCAGATACAACATGTTGGTGGTAGAAAAAAACGAAGAAAGACTCGTAAAAGAAATCTACGTCGTAAAAAAAGAATTCGAACAAAACGGAATATTCATAGATAATTCTCATTATTAAGCCACCAGACGCCCTGCAGAAAACAATCCGCCAAATCATCCTTCTTTTTTCTTTCGATTTGTCCCCATTGTTCTCCGCCTAAAAAGGTTTTATCGTTGAGAACCTTTTCACAATAAAAGACCCCGTCTTTCTTATGTTCTTTATATTTTTGTCCCTGAGTTTTTGTAGTATTTTTTTTATGTTCTCCTCCTTCCATTTTATTTTCTTCTTTTTTGTCCTCCATCTTTTTATTTTCCGATTTATTTTCTTCTTTTTTATTTTCCACTTTTTTGTCCTCCGTCTTTTTATTTTCCGATTTATTTTCTTCTTTTTTATTTTCCACTTTTTTGTCCTTCGAGAACATTTTCAATTTATTTGCAGAAGAAATGAATTCCACGCGGATTCCTTCATATCTCATAATAAAATATTGGGCTAACATTCCCTGGACAGTTTTCATTCGACTTGCCAGAGTGGATATCTGGTTCTCGATTAAAACGCAAGAAATATCATCCGGTAAAATATCTTTAAAAACCTTTTTCATAGAATGTCCTAAAGATATCAAATCGGCTTCGCCGGCATTCTTCGTTTTTTTTGAAATGGGAATCAAACATTTCTTCGATAAAAAATCTTCGACCCATGTAAGAACTTCCGGTTTCTTTGGTTTCGCCATAGACGAGAAACCAAATGATGTGGCCAACTCAACGACCTCTTCCAATTTCATCTTCTTGACCTTTTTAAAACGATTTTCGGGTAACAGCCATTGTTTATTTGCGGCGACGGTTTTCGCGTGTTTGTCACAAAGGATTATATCTGTTTGTTTATATTTCGCCGCGTGATTACAAATCCCGTCTGGGATTGGTTCTGATTTTTTTCCTTTCTTTTTGATTAGCGGATGATTACATTTTGGAATGGGTTCTTCTGATTCCATTAAAGAGATAACCTTCCAATCCGAAATGGTTATCTTTTGTTCTCCTTGTTGTTCAGGGATTTCAAAAAGACAATATGCAAGGTTCTTGATTCCAACGTCGAAACTAATGACCTTCATTAAAACACATAAAAAAATATATTTATGTATTTTTGCACCTTTACACTTTTACACCTTTTAACCTTTCAATCGCCTTCGGTGGAATTATTGTATATAAAAAGTGATTTATCAGTTACAACGTCGCTACACAATACAGTTACATAAGTATATTCATCGCAGTAAATATAAAAGGTGTAATTCTTATGTTTATAAATCAATAAAGATGAGAAATGACATTTTTATCATAAAGAGCCCGATACTCTGTGAGACCATGCTTTGCAATATATTCGAGTTGGCGCATAGTCCATCCAAGAGAAGCTCCAGAATGACTGTTATAATTATCATTTATCTTATACATTAACTCATTTATGTAAGGGTCTTGGCAAAACATAAAATTGTCTTCGTTGAACTTTGCTAGAGCATCCCACGCTTCTGTTTTGTTAATACAAATATAGGCGCTATAGACCATATTTGAGCTACTTTGGTCAAGAAACGATAAATCGGGCTGAATAGGACGATCTCTGTGAGCTGTTATTGGAAACATCAAAGAGACGCTAGATTCGGTGCTGTTTGAAGACATGTTGCGTGTTTATATGTGCTGTTTATTATTATCAAAAAAATCAAATCAATTTTACAGATACCATAGTCCCTTATTTTTGAGTGCGCTTATTTTGTTATCTATACCTATCATCCAATTAGCATGGACAAAATACAAGGGTTTTTCAGTTTGTCTGAAAGCCAACTGTAATTTTCTATATGTAGGATTATCTGACAATTCATTAAAATAAATAAGTCCATTTACGAATTGTTCATGGTCGAACAAATGTATTTTAATAGAATTTTGATTCTGCATTAATAATCTGGCTAATATAATTTGGTCGTTTGTAGAACCGTCATGAGAAAACGATTTACAATTATACATAAAATCTGTAATTTTTGTTGTAATGTTATTAGGATAAAACAACATACAACCACAGCATGGCATATTAATATCATTTTGCATAACAATGTCTTTATCAGAAAATTCTGGAACTAAAATATTTAGGTCATGTAGAACAACTGTATCTACATCTAACATCCATACTATTTTTCCTTCATTTAAACCCTTGAAGAATTAAAATGGGACATTTTAATTCTCCAAGGGTCAGATATCAGTAACGATTTGAAATGACGCCCCTCTGGGGCGTCCCATTTTAAATCTTCACTGGTATAAAAGTTCATTAATAATTTTATATCTAATATAACATAAAAAATTAAACCCTTGAAGAATTAAAATGGGACATTTTAATTCTCCAAGGGTCAGATATCAGTAACGATTTGAAATGACGCCCCTCTGGGGCGTCCCATTTTAAATCTTCACTGGTATAAATCCTTCTGTTCCAAAATCCATTTTTTCAGAATTTATTTTTTCAATAGAATAATATTTTATATTGTATCCCTTTTTGTTTAATATATTGAAACTTTCTTCGTCTGTCACGTAGGCCAAATAGTTGTTTATGTTATTTTTTTAATAAAGAAATAATATGGTTTTCAGCAATTTCAATACATCCCAAATTAAATACAGATACAAATATAGTATTGTCCATAATAATATATTTCAAATATTTTATTTAATGAAATTCCCACGATATTGATTTATGTCAGTTTTTTCTTATAAAGCTCCGCCTGGGTAATTTCAGGAGCAATCATACGTGCCTGTAATTGGTCTCGTGTAAGATATAATTCCTTTAAGTCACTATCTTCATACCCCTTAGGTTGTTGTTTGTTCTCGAATGAAGGATAAACAAATGGTGTGGAATATGTAGACGAACCTAAATCAGCATATCTTTTAAGATATCCCGAATCAGTGGCTGTCTGGATACAATTATATTTCATGATTTCTTTTGCGTTTTTAGTAAGATAATTTCGATATTGCCAGTTCGTTTCAACGCCGATTTCTCTTAAAAGATGTTCATTGAGAACAGCTTCGGGTTGATATGAAGCAGTTACTGTGCGGCCATCCGACATGAGCGCAGGAAATCCATCATATTTGCTATTAGCATGATATCCTAATGCCGAAGGAGGAAGCGTTTCTTTTGTTTCAGGATATGCGGATTGATAGGATAAAAGTTCTGATTGAAACATTATATATATTTTATATAATATTTTGTTTTACCGTGGTTTAACCTTCCAAAAGACGAATCAAATCAGACTTCTTGAGTTTCTTTGTGTCAGTCGCTAAACCCCTGGTGAGAACCATTGTTCTCAAATAAGACACATCGAGTTTTCTGTAATCCACTTGTTCGGTATATTCATTCGAATTTTCGGTTGATTTTCCTTCTACATCGACTTCGTTTTCGTTTTCAAGTTCGTCATCTAATTCAATTACGTCATCTCCATCTTCCAATACTTCTGGTTCGTCATCATCCAAAACGATATCTTCTTCTTTTAATTCATCTAAAGAACCTAATTCAGGTAGAGTAGAACTATCTATATCCACCGAAATAACGCGAACATCATTTTCATCGTCATCGGAATCTAATTCAGTGTCAGATACAACAATCTTCTTGAATTCACCTTCTTCGCCTTCATAATCGTCTCCTTCTTCATCATCATATTCATTTGCTTGAAAAGGCGATTGTCCCCCCATCTGAAATAAACGAAACAATTCAGGAGGGAATAACCCACCTGCTCCACCACCGAAAGGCATCGAAGGAGAGAACGCAGGGTTTGGCTCAACTTTAACAGATTCATTATTAGAACGTTCAAGTGTATCGATCTTATCAGAAACAACCGAACAACTTTCTCGAATATCTTTCATTTCCTTTATCATAGAACTCAAAATCTCAAACATAGTATTTGTCTTTTGTTCTAAGACAACCAAACGTCCCTTGAAATGATAAACTAACATGATTATCAAAACAAACGTAATGGCTAAACTAATAAAGAATAATGTCTCCAAAAAATTGAAAAAGCCCATTTTATAATAATCAAATACAATAAAAGAAAAAGATGAACGAATAAGAAATATAATTCTATAATATAATGGATAGCCCCTCAGTAACTTATACAAATCCTGCTCCACCTTCATCAGGAAATGATACTATAAAAAATCTATTGATTATGGTTCTCTTAGTCGTCCTAGTTTTATCACTTTTAGGAATAAATATTTTCGCTATTTTTGGAAATGCACTCCAGAACTTTATCAATATTTTCAATCCGATTGTTTCTAAAGGCCTTTCTGATTTAGGATATGCTTCGGGTAATGTAATTGATAAATCATCAGACCTTGTTTCTGACACATCCAAAACGGGTATTGATATTTTGAACGGAACAGTCCATTCTGTAGGAGATTTACTTTTGAAAGCAAGCGGTCACGGAGCAGGCGCGACATTAGACGCAAAAATAAACCAACCTCCAACCATCGCCCCGAACCAACCCGAACCTAATCAAACTACTAACCCGATACAATCTGGTTCCTCCTCTTCCAAATCTAATTGGTGTCTTGTAGGTGAATATAATGGGGCCCGTGGATGTATTAATGTGTCAGATGAAGATAAATGTCTTTCAGGACAAGTCTTCCCTAGTCAGCAAATGTGTTTGAACCCGAATTTGACACAGAACCAATCGTAAATATAAATGAATAGAAAGTCAAAAGATAATAAAGAAACCATTATTATCTTTTTTAATATGAGAATTATATATTTATTAGAATTAGCAAATTCCAAAGTATTTTTATTGGCCCGCAGAGAACCTGTGTTAGATATTCCGCGTTTTTTCCTAGAATCGGTTCTCAAATATGATTATTTAAAGACTCATAAACCAATTCGAATTATAAACCAATTCGATGAAACCCATCCATTAGACCTCGATATATTTGTCAAGAAGGAAATGTTGGCGCGGGGTATCGATAATGTCCGCGGTGGGTGTTATTCAACCCTTTTTTTAGATAACACCCAAACCGCCCTTTTAAATAGAGAACTATTTCCTACAACGCCTGGTCCAGAGTCCGCTTGTTCGGATGAGGTCATAAAGGAAATCCTAGACAAATATGGTGCAATTCAGTCGAATTTTGAACGCAAAAATGTATTGGAACAACTCAAAAAGAATTACGCCAAATATCAAAAAGAGAAAAACGATAAAGATATTCTCGAACAAATGTGTTCTTTTTCAAATGTTCATCAGTATAAATGCCAGTTGGATTGGATTTCCGATAAATGTCGTGAACAAATAACAGCACAAAGGGAGACAGTCCTATATAAAATCCTAAATAAAGAAGATGTAAAAATATATCGCGAGATTCTCCCCATGTTTAATACAATATATCAAACCTTCATGACATACTATGAAAAACCCATCGATAAAGTTTATACCGATGTTCTCATAAAACACCCCGAATTTGTATTAGATGATTTCATGTATCATGGTCATAAAACCCATTTACTGGCATCTATCGAAAATGTCGAGCGACTAGTCGTTATATATTCAATCTTCTTGACATTTATCGAGAACCGTATCAACGAATTAAAGTTCGACGTTTCTTCTTGGGGAGATAATGCAGAAAAAATATTTCCTAGAGCGATTTATTTTTTAGACCTTTTTAACCTATAAATCGGCGATTCAAATGTAACTGTATTGTGTAGCGACGTTGCTACTGATAAATGTTCTTTTATATCCAAAAAATCGCCAAAGGCGATTTCAGTGTTATATAATCGGAGATTTACACCATTGCATATTTACACCAATTCTCATTCAATATTCCCCCTTCGGGGGCAGAAATGAATGGATTGGCACAAGTAGTCCGGTTACTTTGCGCATCGTAGATGCGAAAAGGTGTAAAAGTGCAAACATGTAAAAGATGTAGAACTATGAAGAATAAAGACTAGGTGTTCCAATAACTGAAAATGTCCCAAAAGGCGTTCCTGGAGGCATAACAACGGTCGTATTTGGATTTATAGAGCAATTTGTCTGACTTGGTATTATAGAATTTTGTGTAATATTAAAAACAGATGAAAGCACTGGTTCATAATAAAATGTTGTATACTGACTATTTTCGGGATAAATCGTCGAAAAATTAGGGGTTAACTGAAAATCATATATATATCCAAGGTCAACTGGTAGGACAATATTTGAAACCATTATTGTCCCCAAATAATAAGATCCATTGAAACTAGATACATGAGGGTTAGCACTTACATCTAAAAGAAGTGGTTGCAAATCTAATGAAGTAGTATTAATAATATATGATATATTTGAATTCAATTTCATTGGCGACAAACTGTAATTGACATTAAGCGTGAGTGAGTTCAATACAATTTGGAATGAATTTATAGTTCCAGCGGCAGGTAATGTAGTAGAATTAAGCAACCCCGAAAATTGTAGTAAAATCGGAGTTGTAAAAGAAAACGCATATGTTTTTGTAGGGGTATTAAACATATAAATCGTAAAAAGTGAAGCAGGATGTTCTCCATTATAAATGACATTTGATTGTGCCGAATATTGAAACCCGCTCGGATAAGGGTTTTGTAATTGATTAATAATACCATATGCGGCGGTCGTATTATCGTTTATTAAATTATAAAGAGGAACTGTAGGGTCATCATATAACATGAGACTACCAGGGACATCGCTAGCCGACGAAGGAGTTTTTATAATAGTCCCTGTAGGACATGTATTTACAACGCCATTTACAGTATTTGCAGCTATAAATGCTTGTGACAATGTTCTCTGTTGTGAATAACCATTTACTGCTTGGGCAAATTTCTGGGCTCTTGTTAAGTTATTCGTTTGGGTTGACATACGATTGCTGTTGTATTTCAAAATCTCTGCTTTTCGTCGCATATCTAAATCGAATTTTGTGTAGGGTTGGCTAGTATTCGGGTTTATTTTATCATATGGATTATTCATCAAATTGTCATATCTATTTGCCGGAATATTGAATAACTGAAATCGGTTTTTTTGATTAATGGAATTCAAATAGGTCGTATCTGTACATATATTTGGAAGACTTGAGCCCATTATATTTATATCTATCTATAAATGTCATGAAGAAATATACTTATAAGAAACTATTATACCACGATGTCGAAATAGTATTAACCATAACAGGATTATATGAACTCTGCGTGACATCCTTTGTATTTGGTCCTCTTCTAACAATCTGATTGATTTCTATGACATTGAGTGCTTTGCTAAAATATTGTAGGTTGGAGAGGAGGCCATTGTATCCGTTATAAGGGCACACATTGACATCATAATAATTTTGCTTCGGGACATTCATCAAATTGTGTCTTTTAACAAGTGTGCCATTGATATAAATATCCATAAACGTATTCTGACAACGAACTGCTAAATGGAAATAGTTCGTCGGCAAATTCGATATATCAATCACTAAATTAGGACTATTAATAGCGGGGGTGTCGACTGTATCCATCAAAATATAGAGATGATTAGGCTCGCTAGGTGTTCCGAAATATACACCGGGGCCATTATTCATAGAACAGTAAGGATTTACACCATTGTTTGGAAGACTTGCGTCTCCTTTCACGAAAATAGGACTATGCCATGTAGGTGCAACGGCATTCCCGACTCCGTCGGGGCTTAGACTTAGCCAGACACACCAAGTGAATTCGATTCCTGTTGCCTCGTTATTAGACCTTTGAATGGGAATAGCGGATTTACTTGCCGGATTTTGGCTGATAACTACTTTTTTCGAAGCATTTATTTGGCCGTTGATTAACATAGGATTTTCACTCGGCTGGGAATAATATCCTATTAATTTCACTATAAGAAAAAAGAGTATCACAAAGATAATAATAACTAGTATTAAAAACACGAATTTGGCGATGATACCATTTGAATCTAAGAAACTCGTGCTAGTAGTATTTACTTGACCGGGGTCAGAGAACGATTTAGCAGCATCTGATACTGTATTAGTAATAGAAGTCCCAGTGTTTGCTAAGGCTTGGCCGGCATTTTCAAATCCTATGGGAGCTCCTGGAGGAGTCCCTGAAGATGGCGTTTGAGGTTCCATCATACTAAATATATATTAACCTATAGAATATATCTTCATGACCTATCGGCATCCGTGATTAGACCATGATTTATCCTAATTACAGAATTTGTCATATTGAACCTTTATGACAAATTCTTAGCAAAGCTATGAATAATATATCTTCTTGACACCTCCAAAAAATGGTTACCAAAGTGGTTCTCAAATTGGTTCCCAAAGTGGTCCCCAAAGTGATTCCCAAAGTGGTTCCCAAAGTGGTTCTAAAAATATAATGGCGAAGCCAAGCGGGGGTCCAGTGCCCCTATGGGGCACAGCTGGGTGCCAAAGGCACCCTGGCCAGGGGTTAGCGAAGCATAGCAGGCCCCCGGATTAGAATAGAGGCAAAACATAAGAACTCTTGTCCTGTTGGATATTAATATTCATATGATAAGCCGGTCCCCAAATACTCGTCTGTTCGCCATTTCCTTTCAAATAATTATTGTAAATATCTCCCGCTGTAAGGGGAGTATTCCACCTAGATAGTTGCGATAACATGACCGGGCATCCGGATTGTCTTACAGTAATTCCATCATCCATGGTAGACCCTAGACCTCCAAAATAAAATGTAGCACCGGCATTTGGGTCTTTCGGTGCTTGTGCTTGATATATTCCATTGACTCCATAAGAAGTATTATTACCAATATTAACGGCTGTCATAAACTTGCCATTTAGATATCCTTCAATATAATTATATGAGGCTGACACAACAACATAAACCCATTTTTGGATGGGAAAAGAATCCTGTGTCAAATTTAACAAAATAGGCATAACTGTCTTTCCTCCGCCGATTTTATTTACTAAAACATCTGCATATAGATTGTTTCCATTAGTATCCATTCTCAAACTAAAAAGCGAATTAGCTCCGTTGTTGGCTGCATCGCCATACATAAGGAATCGACCGATTTGCGGAGTATATTGTGAAACATATATCCAAACACCTATTGTGTAATTTGTACTATAGGGATCCGATATGGCCGACGAAGGAATATTTGCAACCGCCTGAGTCAAATCCACGTGTTTTACAATTGTAGGAACTGCCGTTACAATTGTATAAACATAATAAATAAGAAAAACAACTATGATTCCTAAAATAATGATAAAAAAGTTCATATATATTATCATTGTAGAAAAGAATGTATCTACTAAGGGGCATACAAAATGATTATACTGGCGGATTCCTAATAACTAATAAATTATAATTATATATGAGAGCCATTTTTGTGACCGGTTTGTCATAAAAAACGATATTACATATTGACCCGTATAATCCATCACGATTCGAATTATTCATGTTCGCCGATTCGACACCATCCGATACCACCGTTAAATTATCAATTATAGACCCTATAGAAATAGTGCTATTGTTTGACACTATGGGGATTTTGTCTTCATATGTAAAAGACCGTTCTAAATTTCCATTCACAAACATATCGACGGTTGTTTGTTTTTTCATAGGCTGACTAGGAGTCGGTGCAGGGGTCTTAAAGAAAAATGATAATAAGTATTCGCCCCAACTTTTATTTCCTTTAGTTGGTGTAGGAGTAGGGGTAGCATCAGCGGTTGAGTCTGGAACATCGTGTGTTATATAATTAAAAACGAAATTATGCCATTTTTGTAATGGTAGGGTCATTGGGAATTCTTGTTCTCCAATATACATAATAAAATCGTTATTTCCTTGCTCCACATTCGAATATGTCAACTGTATATGGTTATTTCCAGAGGCGTCTAAAAGGGAAAATATGGGCGATTCTTCGGCATATCCTGGTTTATTCTTTGACCCAGGATTCACATAAACCCACATAGAGAGCCCGAAATTATTCGAAATATCTACAGGAGTTTTCAGGGGCATTCCTGTATTCAACATAACAGGTTCGTCCAGTAAAACCGTTGTCTTAGGGAATATTTTGCTATTTACAAAGGGGATCATGAAGAAATATGTCATAATCAAAATCACCTCGATAGCAAATAAAATTACCAGTGTATTCGAAAAACTGGTGTATTCAGCAACTATAGCACCGACTGCATCACGGATTAAACATGGAATGTAAAACAACAAATTAATGAAGAATCCCGTCCATCCGGTCATCTTACGAAGCGTCCCCGAAAAAATAGTGAAAACGATGGAAGCTCCGATTAATAATATACCTGCAATAACCAAATACAATAAATACTTATTGAAAATGTATTGCGAAAGAGTCGTCTGTAGGAAATAGTAGATGATTATACCTACAATGGCGGCTGTTAATCCGCCGAAAATGAGATACATTGTCGTGGTGGGTTCAAAAGAAAGTATTGAAATGAGGCCGAAAATGACAATAACTGGAACCACTATAGCGAAAATATTATATATATAATTCTTCGTGAAAGCCTTCGGGTCGTTTCCCGCTAAAACTGTGTTCGAATATATGAAATAGAGAACCACTAGAATAGATAAATACGATATTAATAAAAATAGTGCCATTTATATATTGTATATATTATTTCGGGGTTCAGAGGTTCTCCAATCCAGTTTTTCTTCTATGACACGAAGGGCAAAGACTAACTAAATTATCTACATGATTTGAACCACCGTGCTCTAGAGCGATTACATGGTCTATTTCGAACCAAGCTGTTAATGTTTCTTGACAATGTCCGCATTTCCATCCTTGGCGAGCTGAAATAAATTTCTTCTTTGTTTCACTGACTGACCTCTTGACTCTCTGGCCTGGTCTATTAATACCTGATTGCTCTATTTTCTGCTGTTGTTTTAAATGGTCTACTGGGAGAACCGGAACATTTCCTCCATATATGGATTGAGACTGTTGGAAATCTTGCCGACTAGTGAAATCCAAAATAGGACTCAAAATAGAAGATGTTCCCTTATCAATAGGCATATATTTCAAATAATCATTCGTAGTTGCTAACATAGTTCCCATAGTAAGTGGATTCTTCTTGACCATGAAGTAAATAACGAACCCACCTAATGCAATGGCCGCCATATGATAATACTTTTTATATTGAAACGCCATTTTCAAATATTTTCCATCAGTGTATGTATTAAAAATAAAAAACACTGTTACTGCAAAAATTACTATTTCTATACGCATTGATTGTCTATATTATATGGAGATATTGTGGTCCGCACTACTATCTATAATTCAAGTAAATCAAAAAGAATAAAATAAAAATGATGACTCCGACCAGTGCTGCTTTGCGCCATTTAATCCTTTCTGACAATTCAACCGGTTTGGGTCTGTAAATTGCAAGATAGTTCTCTAAAGCGGCAGTAAAAGATATTTCTTCTTTACCCAAAAGGTGATTGATTTTGTTGTGAATAAAATGGACCCATCTCAAAAACGAATCGCGGTTATCCAAATAGGGCGACACTGGATATCGGTCAAGTAAATGGCTAAATTTATTTCCCAATTCGGGATTGGGTATGAATATAGGGAGGTTCGAAATAAATTCGTAATATTTTCTCTTCGTTACAGAATTCGGGGTATTTGGATAGCCCATCGCTAAAGTTGTCAAGAAGAACCAATAATGGGGGCCCCATATCATGGGGTCTAATTCTTCTGGGTCATAAGAAGCCATTAGAAACTATATAGAAGGTTAGGATTATAATAATGTAATGGAACCGTCATGTGGTAATTGCGGTAAATCCGGACATAATTTTCATCAATGTAAAATGCCTATAATAAGTTTGGGGATTGTCGCTTTCCGAAAGACTGATGATGGTGATTTCCAGTTTTTGATGATTCGACGTAAAGATACTTTAGGCTTTATGGATTTTATGCGAGGAAAATATTCGATTTATAATAAAGAATATCTTTTAAATTTGTTGAATGAAATGACGATTCATGAAAAAAAAGGGCTGTTAACGTGTGGATTTACGGAATTATGGGGAGAACTATGGTGTAATCAATCGGGACAGTATATTCAAGAAGAACGGTCTTCTAGGGACAAATTCGATACTTTGGTTTCAGGTGTAATGAAACATGATGGCGATAATTATACTTTGGCGAGTCTTATAGAAGAATCGAATAAATGTTCTCAATGGGACGAAGCTGAATGGGGATTCCCGAAAGGCCGTCGGAATCATAATGAAAAGGATATTGAATGTGCTTTGCGTGAATTTGAAGAAGAAACTGGATATAAAGGGAATTCAACTATTGAAAATTTGCAGCCGTTTGAAGAGATATTTATGGGTTCGAATTTTAAATCGTATAAACATAAATATTATTTAATGAAGGTTGATAGTGCTGTTTATAGACCTTTCGATGAAACTGAAGTGAGTAAGATTGAATGGAAATCTTATGATGGATGCTTGGCTTCGATACGGTCTTATAATTTAGAAAAAAAACGGGTCATAAAGGATATTTATAAGTGTTTGACGAATTATATTTTGACGGTTTGAAACATTTTGAAGTCAAAATGAACCAAAGTTTTTTATCCATATATTGTAAATTATGGATAAACCTAAATCAATACGTTGTCCACCTGGAACTCGTAAAGACCCTAAAACAGGCGAATGTGTTCCTATGACGGAAGAAATCAAAAAATATAAACAATCATTAAGAAACAAGCATAAGGGTATTGTTGTTGATGAAGAAGGAAACAAAGTAAAACCCCCGAAACTCCAACGGACTAAAAAAAATAGGAATGCTTTGAAAGCGGAGGAAAAGGAAGAAGACAAAGAGGCACCGAAAAAACAAGAAAAGAAGGCATCTAAAAAAGAAACAAAGAAACCTGTTGAAAAAAAAGAAGAAACAAAGAAATCTGCTGAAAAACAAAAGAGATGTCCTCCTGGATATGAACGAAATAAAAAAACAGGAGAATGTGAGAAAAAAAAAGTAAAACCTTCTGAAATGCCAAAGTCTCGACCAGTAGTTGAAACTTCAGAAACAGATTCGGAAAATGAAGAGGAAGAAAAAGTCCCCGTAGTAGAAGAGGATGTCAATGCTGAAGCATTGGTAGAAGCCTCCATAGATGATCCAGAAGAGGTAGTTCGTTCGAGTGAATCTTTAAGTAGTATTGAAGAAGAAGCCGAACAAAACGCAGACGTAGTTCAATTAGTTCCTTCTAAATCAGTGGATTATGAAATTAATGAAAGTGGTGAAATAAAACCATCTATGTATTCTGTAACAGATTATTCTTCAGGACCCCCTTCAGTATCACCATCAGAATCCTCTTCAGGACCCCCTTCAGTATCACCATCAAACGCAACTTCGAGAACCGTCGATGATTATATCATAAAGAATGAGTTATACCCAACTCTCGATGATCCCAATTTCAGCCACAAAATTGCACAAAGAAAAGAATTTACCGATACAAAATATGATGGAGCCATCAAGAATATCAAAGAACAAGCCAACCGTCTATGTAATGCGCCTTTCGAATTATTACCTCATCAGTTATTCGTCAGAAACTTCCTGAGTTTTCAAACACCTTATAATAGTCTTCTTTTGTACCACGGTCTAGGGTCCGGTAAAACATGTAGTGCTATTGGAATTGCCGAAGAAATGAGAGCATATATGAAGCAGATGGGTATCACGAAGAGAATTATTATAGTGGCTTCGCCCAATGTGCAAGACAACTTCCGGCTACAATTATTCGACGAACGCAGACTTGAACAACTCCCAGATGGGACATGGAACCTGAATACTTGTATTGGTAATTCGTTAATAAAAGAAATCAATCCTACAAATTTACAAGGACTCACTCGTGATAGAATAATAGCGCAAATTCGGTCGCTAATCAACAACTTCTACGTTTTTATGGGAAATAAAGGCGAATTTGCCAATTATATCCGTAAAGCGATTTCTATTCCGGCCGATGCAGGATATACTCCAGAAGAAGCCGCTTTAATGCGCGAGAAAAAGATAAAGGCACATTTCAATAACCGTCTTGTTATCTTAGACGAAATCCATAATAGCCGTATCAGTGATGCTAATAAAACCAAACTCACATCACTTCTTCTTAATGAAATCGCGAGAAAAAGCGATAATATGCGTCTACTTCTACTTTCGGCTACGCCCATGTATAATTCCTACAATGAAATCATATGGCTGGTCAATTTACTAAATGCAAATGACAAACGCCCGGCTATTAAAGTAGACCAAGTTTTCCAACCCGATGGGGATTGGATTCGAGGACCCAATGGCGAGGAAATCGGTAAAGATGTTCTCATTCGCAAATTGACAGGATATATTTCTTATGTGAGAGGTGAGAACCCATATGTATTTCCCTACAGGATCTATCCCGAGGTATTCGACCCATCCAGGGTCTTCATAGAAAACGGTAAATATCCTACAAGACAAATGAATCAGGCGCTTATTTCAGACCCTCTTCAATTTATTCCTGTATATAAAAATGAAATCGGCTCTTATCAGGGCCAAGGATATCAGGCGATTATTGATTATTTGGGACTTAAATCTACAGTAGCCGTCGATAAGAATGGTAAGGAGCGTGCTATGCCAACATTCGAGAACATGGAGAGTTTTGGGTATACTTTGTTGATGGCCCCTCTGGAATCCCTCATTATTGTTTACCCGAATCCTGTTTTGGACAAATTGATTGCTGGACAATCTAAGAACGCAACAGAAACCACCAAGAAAGAGATGATTAAATCTATGATTGGTAAAGGAGGCTTAATGGCCAATTTGAAATTTAGTAGAACAGAAAAACCCATACCAAGAAGATATGATTACGAATATAAACCAAAAACAAAAGCAACATATGGCGATATATTTTCTCCGGAAAACATTGGGAAATATAGTGCAAAAATAGCCAATATTTGTGATATTATTCGAAGGCCTTCTAATGGGATTATTATTATTTATTCTCAGTTCATTGATGGCGGTTTAGTTCCGATGGCCCTTGCTTTAGAATCCATGGGGTTCTCCAGATATGCTTCTACACCCGACCACAATCGCAATCTTTTCAAACATTCGGCGGATCCTGTAGATGCTATTACTATGGAGCCCAGAAAAAAGGGAGCAAAAGGGGTCGCCCGATATGTTATGATAACAGGTGAGAAGGATTTTTCACAGAATAACAATGATGACCTCAAATTTGTCACGAACAAATCAAATGCCGACGGTTCTCAAGTGAAAGTCATTTTGATTTCTATGGCGGCATCAGAGGGATTGGATTTTAAAAATATCCGGCAGATACATATTTTGGAACCTTGGTATAACATGAATCGTATAGAGCAGATTATAGGTCGTGGTGTAAGAAATCTCAGCCATTGCGATTTGGAATTCGAAGACCGTAATGTAGAGATATATCTTCATGGCACCTCTCTGGATAGGGACGAAGAGGCCGCTGATATGTATGTCTATAGGAGTGCTGAGAAAAAGGCGGTTCAAATAGGTCGTGTTACGCGTATCTTGAAGGAAACTGCTGTGGATTGTCAATTGAATATTGGTCAGACGAATTTCAGCGAAAAGAAATTATTGGAGGAAGTAGCAAACCAGTCGATAGAAATCCGTCTTTCATCTAGGGGTGATGAATTAATTCCATTCAGGGTAGGAGATAAACCGAGAACCGAAGTATGTGATTATATGGCTGATTGCGAATTTAAATGTAAAAAACCTGTAGGCGTGATCCATCGGTCGATTATCAAAAATACATATGATGAGAACTTCATAAAAAATAATTCGGTAGTTATTATGAAAAAGATTCGCGATTTATTTATGGAGCGGATGGTCTATAGACGGGACCATTTGATATCTGCCATTAATTTTATTAAAAAATATCCTATAGAGCACATTTATTATGCTCTTACACGCTTTGTCCAGAATAAATTTGAAGGCTTGGTCGATAAATATGGGAGGTCTGGATACTTGATTTCTAGAGGGGAATATTATGCTTTCCAGCCGAATGAGATTATGGATGAGACTATTTCAGTATATGAGAGAACCGTTCCTGTGGATTATAAACCGGGTTCGCTAAGGCTGGAACTTCCAAAGGAATTTAAACCATTGGCAGTTATAGAGCCAGTTTTGGAGGATGCCGAAGGTGAAGATGAAGGTGAAGCTAAGGCCGAATCAAAAAGAGAAGATGGTCCTGAAAGAGAACCTTCTATGGCTCCATCCGAAGTGGTGGCAAAGCCATCCACTTCATATGAGGAATTAATGAATCACTTAAAATCCGTGGTCCAGAGGATGATCAAGAAGGATTTATCAGTCAAAGCTACGGATAGCGATTGGTACAATCACGCAAATAAAATTGTTCCTGAATTGCTAACCGTTCATGGTATGAAAAGTGAGCTAATCAGTAAGTATGTCATATTCCATTTTCTTGACAAACTATCGATGGCTGATAAATTGGTTTTTGTTACTCGATTATATATTCCTGGGGCAAATCCTGGTAAGAGTGCTTATGAGACCATTGTCCGGCTTTATTTCAATGATTTGGTTATGGAGGCGGAAGAAATGGGCGAAATAAAACAAGGTGTTGTCTTGGCCGATGGTGAAGTAAATAGACTTTTTGTAAAAGATGAGGAGAACCAATGGAAACTTGCACAATTTACCGATGAAAGATTATTCGAAGGTGTCCGAAAGGAAAGATTGGTTCTCCCCATTGAAAAAATAAATAGGACAGAAATCGGTTTCATGCATCCTTTTAAGGGGAAGGAGATTGTCTTCAAGACCAAAGATGTGACACAAAAAAGAAATAATAAGGGGGCCAAATGCACGGATTCTTCGAAAATGATGATCGCTGGTAAAATAGCGGGGATAATGGGAGAACCTGGGCTATATAAATCGACGGATATCGAGAGACCCGAATTATGTGTTCTCTTGGAATTATTATTAAGATGGAAAACGGAGGCGACCGATACTATTTATTTTTTCGGACCAGAGAGAACAAATGAAATGAAGGTGGTTAATTTGAGAATATAAAATTGATTTTATCCTTGAATTTATCATTGAATTTATTATAACCGGTATATATACTATGTCTTCTTTACCGACGACTATATACACGTTTACCCCTATTATGAGTTTTACACCTTTTTACATTTACTACGAAGTGAAATGCCGACCCAGGGTCGGCATCTTTTAATGTAATTAGGTAACTGTTACTTTGTAACCGATAAATCACCTTTTATATACAGTAATTCTGCCTTCGGCAGAATTATGATATATAAATCGGCGATTGAAAGGTTAAAAGGTGTAATAAAAATGGTTATTTCACGGTAAAAAAAATTTACGTTGAAAAAGAAAAAGTCATAGAGGCCAGCACGATTCAACCACATGCGTTTTTCGCAGACTTTGTCTTGAATAGTGATGGAGAATATGAACCTACAGGACAATACTATAAGGCCGGCGTTTTAGATATGCATCGTGAAACTCAAAAGAAAATTACAGGAAATAGAAATATGTAGAAGATGAGTTGAAAAAGATGTAAAAAAAGAGTCCCCAGTTTAGGGGACCACATTTTTTTGACAGTTTTATTCTTTTTATTTTTCTTTTTATTTTTCGATTTTTCTAAAAATAACAAATACAAATGAAACATTGGCTTACCTAATTACTGAATGCCTTGCGAACTTCCGCATAGCAATCGGGGTCTTTAGCCCAGATGGTTTTGATTTCGGTCCGGCACAATGGACAGGCGGTCTGCTTCGACGTCTTCAGATGCTGACACATACATCCAGCGCAAAATTCGTGGTTGCATGTGGTCGATAACATCATAAATTTCGGTTTATCTTCTAAACAAATCGGGCAGTCGACCTCGACTGTTAAATCTTCAGTTCCTTCGTCCTCCAGAGCCAAAAGTGCCAACTGAATGTGCCTTCTTGGCTTCTCGATGACAGGCTGTGGTTCTTGAACTTGTTGACGAAACCCCTGAAAATCTTCAACTCTGGCTCCAGTGGCTTCTAGAAAAGTCGGGTGAGGAACCCACTGAAGATGCTCCATTCTAATCGGCAATTGGTCGTTTAGAACCCATTCGTCATAGTTTTCAGCGATTTTTCCAATAATGCGATCCATAGCGATTGGCTTAGTTTCACTTACTTTACCTCCACAAAATCTGGCCGAGATGGAACGTAGCAACTTCGAGTTAACTCTTCTCATAGCCCATTTTGCATGCACAATATGGTCGGGGCTGAAGAGAACGTCGTCAGTCGGAGCATGAACCACTCGATAGATTGCGTCTCTCCATTTACTTTCGAGATTTTCACTGTCACACTGTCGAATTCTGTGGCCGATGCCGCAGCAATAAGAGCAAGTAGAAGGCATTGTTGATTGGTTTAAATACTGGCGTGTTGGGAAAAGTGCTCCTGATTCAGTCCAAAAAAAGACCTTCAATTTTCCGGGGGCTATTGCTTCGCTAAGCCCCCTGGCCAGGGCGCCAAAGGCGCCCCAGCTGTGCCCCGAAGGGGCACTGGACCCCCGCTTGGCTCCGCCATTTATTTTTATAACGGAGAACAAAATTTAAATCGAGGAATTTTCCTCCTAGGAATCGAATCGAGGAAGGAATTTGGGGGACCCCCCCGAAAACTATATAAATATTTGAATTTATATATTTTAATGGATTCAGAATATACTACCCGTTATAAAATCGGCGATATTATTACTCACAAAACTTTCAAGGAACTAAAAAGAAAAATCATCCATGTTTATAAAGATGGAAATAATGACCCGGCATATACGACGGTGATTGAAGATAGTTTTATTCCTCCTTTTATTATGACCGAATCGGCCATTGATGAACACTATTTTATTGAACCAAAGGACGCATAAATATTATTTCTTCATGAGCATTTTCGGGGGTGTCAAGAAGGATTATTTGTTTGTTTTCGGCTGATGGCGTTTGCAGAAATCCGACCAGGGGCTAGCAATATGTTTGCATGGTTTCCCATTCCGCTGGACTTTTTCACATTTATAACCGTATGTACCGTTACCTTTTGGAACTTTATTGGCTTTCCAAGCAGAGGAGGCCTCATCGAAGTCGATATCGACGGCGAACTGGACGCGCTTAGTCATTGAACGAGTTTGCATTTTCTTTTGGAATTGGAACTGTAGTGTATTCTTTATTGAATTTAAAAAAGGTTATTCAATTTTGTAGGGGGATCTATAGATAATAATCCTTCTTGACAAATCCTAAAAGGGTAAACCCAAAAGTGTCAAGAAGGATTAATATGCTATGTTGTCATGGGACCACGCGATAATATATCTTCTTGACAATCACAGAAAAGGTCCTCAAGAAATATATTAATAAAATCCATTCTAGAGCGGGGGGTCGTCCAGGGGGGCTAAGCCCCCCGGAAAATTGAAACGATTTAAATATATTTCTGTATGTATATAAAATGCGCAGACAACAACAGAAACCTCGTAGAGCCGAAGAAGAAAAGAAACAGCAGATTTTTGACCCCTATATTCCATCGATTCTCTCCATGAAAGTCGTTCTTCCCATAGTAGAAGTCGGCGGAAATATAAAACAAAATTTAGAACGTCTCATTGTTTCGAAAACCGAAGGCAAATGTATCGTCGAAGGTTTTGTCAGGCCTGACTCGGTTCATATCTTAACATATTCTTCTGGAAAAGTGAATGCTGGTTATGTCGAGTTCATGACTACTTATGAGTGTATGGTCTGTCATCCTGTAGATGGTATGCTTATCAAATGTGTATGTAAAACGATTACAAAGGCGGGTATTCATGCCGAGGTCATGGATTTCAAAAAGAATACGCCTATCACAGTCTTTATTGCTCGTGATCACCATATCAATGACCATAATTTCGAAAAAGCAACAGAAAATGCCAAATTGGTCGTTAGTGTCATAGGTGTCCGCTTTGAATTGAACGATTCCACGATTTCTTGTATAGGGAAATTGAAAGAAATCGAATGATAGAGATAGATTGAATGAAAAAACAATATAAAAATTTTTTATTCTATCATCTATTATGGATTTAGAAGATTTAAAGAAAACTATAGAAAGTCTTAGTAAAGAACAGCATATTGAGGTTTTGAAAATTATTCACGAATTTGCACCGACAACTATAAACGAAAACAAGAGCGGGATTTATATTAATATGGCCTTTTTAAAAAAAGACACAGTAGAGAAGCTAAATCAGTATATAGCATATATTCAGGACCAAGAGCAAATGCTCAAACCATTTGAGTGTCAAAAAGAAGACTTCAAGAATGCTTTTTTTATTGAAAAAGAACTTAAAGATAGTATGCTTTATTCTTTTAGAAACTAAATGACATATACTTTTTTAAATCAGCGTATTTTTGGGATTAAGTTATTTGAACATCCCACTGAGCTAGAGAGATTGGCACCCTTTTTTTATAAGGGCGAACAACCAACAGATGAAATCAAACCAATTTTGGTTGTAGAAAGCCCTGTAGAAGAAAAAATTAAAAAGGAGGTAGTAGAACAAAAAATTCCGCCAAGAAAACAATCAATACGTGTTCCAAAAGACACATTATTCTGGCATGTTTTTATTTCTGTTTACGGTCTTACAGAATATAAATTGATTGGGTCCAAATATGACAATCGAGAATGGGAAGAAAAGAACAAAATCAGGTCAACCTATATGACCAAGCTCAAAGACCTCCAGACAACGAATCAAAAAATAACTTTGGGGTCTGCAAAAGAAATGCTATCAGAATACATGACCGGAGGGAAAACTACATTGCTAGGAGTTATAGGAATGTCAGTTTATTATAAAATCGCGATATATCTCTTCGATGATGTCAAGAAGACTTATCTGTCGTTTGTGCCTCAATCGACCGACCATCCAGCGTGTATTCTTTTTAAGACCCTCACCGATAAATCTTTTTATAACTACGAATTATATTCTGGTGAAAAAACACTCGAGACCCTATGTGAGGAGTCGTTTGATTTAGAAAGTTATCAGAAGCCGCTCCGTGCCATATCAACCTATAAACGTGCAGAACTGAATACACTAGCGGAGAATCATGGAATACCTTTTCATGATAAATCGAAGGACGAAGTATATAGGGCTTTATTGCAACACCTTGTTTGGCTCGTCTAGAATGAACCACATTATAAAATTGATACGAATGATTATTAAAATAATATATACACAAAGTATATATTATTATATGTCGTCTGAAAGAAACACAAAAGAATTAGAACAAAAACCCATTGCCGAAGGTGCCTTCTCGTTCGCCGAACAAAGGGCAAAAGAAAAAGATAAAATCAAAGAGGCAGGGGAGGCATTCAAACAGCGTTTAACCCAATATTTAGCTTCGGGGACGCCAAATTATCGCAATGATCGTAAACAGAACGAATTCGAAATCCGTTTTGGCACGAATACGAGAAGCGGTCGCCCGTTGTCAAAAATAGATTATGATAATGTTGTCAAACAGCTTCTTAAAAACGGGTTTACGACGGATTTGCCAAATGGCCATCATTATTTGCGTATTAATTACCAAGACCAACTTTCAGACCAGCGCAAGATGTCGAATGTCCGTGCCGAATTAGTCGGTCTTGATATGGTTCAAGAATATTGCCAGACCAATAGCATACAATCTATTTTGGACAAACCATGGAATATGTATAATAAAATCCAATTCACGAAAAAGAGTTCGACACAAGAAGCTGATGGCAGTTATCAAAGACCGATTGATATGTATGATATGAATTTCCGTGTTTCTTATCAATTGGAGCAGACATATCATTCTGGAACCCCTTTTGTAAAACAAGTCATTCAGACATGGGCGGATAGAAAGAAAACATTTCGTCTTATGAATCGTGTCCGATTTTCACATCCCGATTTGCCAGTCTTTGCCGATATCAGTATTATTCGTTCTTCTAAGAAATTTGCTTCAGGAAGAGGGGCTCATATGGATGGTGGTTTCGATGGTGGTGGGCCCAATTTTCGTAGGCCTCCTTCCAATGTTCCTATTCCGACATATACGATTCAAGAATCCGGTGTATTTGAAGCCGCTGAAACCTATGAAATCGAATTAGAAATCGATAATAGCAATGTGGGGACTGGTAAGAAATATGAAACGGTAGACCAAGTTATGAATGCCTTACGTGCGTCTATTAGAATCGTATTATGCGGTATCCAGCAGTGTTTCTACCCGATTTCGTTTACCGAACGTGATGATATCCTAAATGGATATATGAAGCTGGTTCTTGAGAAGAAAGAATACGAATTCAGACGGGTAGATTTCACAAATAAAGAAGAATTCTCTCGCAATTTTGCTTTTGTAGGACCTGGTTCAGTTACTCTTCAGCGTGAGAATATCTTGCCTAAAAAGGAAGGTTCAACAGCAATAAGTGTATTGGAAAATTATACTGTAACTGATAAAGCCGATGGAGAACGTAAATTATTATATATAAATGAAGTCGGCCGAATCTATTTGATTGACAACCGTTTCAATGTCCAATTTACGGGGATGAAGACCGAAGAAAAGACGGTTTATAATAGTCTTTTGGACGGGGAATTGGTGAAATTTGACAAATTAGGAAACCCTATGAATTTGTATGCTGCTTTCGATGTCTATTTTGTAAACGGCAAGAATTTCCGGGATAAGGCATTTTGTCCGGTAGAGACGACGGAAGAAGAAGCAGCAGAACTCCCGAGTAATTACAGATTGCCCGTATTGAACCAACTAGTTTCTGTTTTGAAACCTTCTTCGATTGTGGGCGAGAAACCAGTAAAAATCTGGAAAGAAGTCAAAGACAAGAAGGGAAATTCGGTGTGGTTTAATCCTAAAAGTGGCGAGTTCTTGAAAGAAAAACCGAAGATAGAACATTCTTGTAAATTAGTCGTTCAATGCAAGAGATTCGAGCAAACCTCCGGCATCAAATCCATATTTGAATGTGCTGCGTCGATTATGAAGGGAATCGCTGATGGGCTTTATCCTTATCACACAGATGGTCTCATTTTGACGCCGTCGAATAATCCTGTAGGAGGTGATACGGCTACATCTGCTGGAGGAAAAGCCCCTCCTCCATCCAGTGCAACTTGGGAACATTCTTTTAAATGGAAACCCGCCGACCAAAACACAATTGATTTCTTAGTCACTGTGAAAACGGATTCTACTGGTAAAGAAGAGATATCTCACATTTACAAAGATGGGATCAATATGATGGGTGCTAGTGCTATCGACCAATATAAGACATTGGAACTCATGTGCGGTTATAGAGAGAAAAACGACGGGTTCATGAATCCTTACCAAGATATGCTTGATGGTGTCGAACCTTCTTCAAAAGAAAATGTCGGAAAATATAGGCCCGAATTATTCAGACCTACAGACCCCTACGATGCCAATGCATATATTACGAAGATAAAATTACAAGAAGATGGGATGATGTTATCCGAAGAGGGCGATTATTTCAGCGCATACAATATCGTCGAATTCAAATATGATGGGAGTCGTCCATCCGATTCTCGCTGGATTCCTCTACGTGTCCGTACAGATAAGACGCAGCAGTTGCGTAATGGAGAAAAACAGTTTGGCAATGCTTATCGTGTGGCCAATGCCAATTGGAAATCGATTCATTATCCTATAACAGAAGAGATGATTACTACTGGCGAAGGCATTCCGGATGTAGTAGATGAAGGCGTTTATTACAAGGGAAACCAAGAGAACAATACGCAGGGACTCCGCGATTTCCACAATCTGTTTGTCAAGAAGGCGCTTATATTGGGGGTTGGACGACGCGGAGATACGCTCATTGATTATGCTGTTGGAATGGGTGGCGACCTTTCGAAATGGACAGCGGCGAAATTGGGGTTTGTTTTCGGCATCGACGTAAGCCACCCGAATATTCATAATAATAAAAAGGGGGCTTGTGCTCGATTTTTGAATGTTCGCCGGGATAATAAATCAGTTCCAGATTGTCTATTTACTGTGGGGAACAGTGGACTTAATATCCGAACATTGAAGGCTTTCCCAGGTGATACGAATAGTAAAGACAAGAAGGTCGCCAATGCCATCTTTGGTAAGGGTCCTAAAGACCCATTGGTGATTGGTAAAGCTGTAGTGGCTCAGTATGGTGTCGGCGAAGCCGGATTTCAGATTAGTTCGTGCCAATTTGCTCTTCATTATTTCTTCGAGAATAAGATAGTTTTCCATGGATTTTTGAGAAACTTGGCGGAATGCACGAGGGACCAGGGGTATTTCGTGGGAACGTGTTATGACGGCAAGACGATTTTCAAGATGCTCCAGAAAAAGAAGGACGGCGAATCTTTAGTCTTTTCGACGACGGATAGAGATGGGAATAAATCGAAGATTTGTGAGATTGTCAAGAAGTATAATGATAGTGGATTACCGGATGATGATACATCTTTAGGATATAGAATCGATGTCTATCAAGAGAGTATTAACCAGTTTGCGACGGAATATTTAGTGAACTTTGCGTTCTTCGTCGAGATGATGGATAACTATGGTTTTAAACTGGTTTCGAAAGATGAGGCACAACAGATGGGATTGCCGAATTCGACGGGACTATTTAGCGAATTATATGATTCGATGAAGAATGAGATTCGGCGAAGACCTCAGGTGGAGGTGGATTATAAAGATGCACCCTACATGACAGGTGCCGAGCAGTCCGTTTCCTTTTTGAACCGCTATTTCGTTTTTCGGAAGGTTATGTCAGTGGATGCGGCAAAGAAAGAGAAATTGTTCTTACAGGGTGTCGAAGGAGTCGAAGAGGGCGGATTGTCTACTGAAGAATTGGAAGCGGAAGTCGATAAGGTCTTGAAGAAACGTCCTGCTCTTAGAGGGGAGGTCAAGAAGACGAAGATTCGCGTTAAATTACAGAAACCTGATACTGGGTTGTTTTCGCAATCGTCCGTGGAAGAGACTTTTAGTAGAATTGAAGAAGAAGAATCTTAATCAAAAAATCAAATTTGATGAGAATTAAATATATGTACATTATTATATATTAGTCATGTCTTTAAAAAATTATAGTGAAACATATGAATATTATAACAAAGAACCATATACAGGTTTATCGATATACGATAAAAATAAACAACAACCAATACATAAATATGTAAAAGTAATCCAAATAAACAATATACCCAGATTTAATCGTTTTGTTTCTGGAAATTTACAAATAGTTGTTAGAAAAAAAGACCCAAATATTGAATCGGGTTCTGTAGAAGAAAATTTATTCGACTTAGATTTTGAGAAAAAAGATGGTAATTTTCAATATTATGTTAAACCAATTGGAACGTGGCGCATGGTTAAATATGTGGATGGTCCTATGACATTAAAACAATTACAAGAAGATTATTTTATTTATATACATAGGGGCCAATTAAAGAACATAACCGAAGGTAAATATGAGAGTTTTCATATAAGTGATGATAACACAACAAGAGGAATTCAATCTAGACCTGGAATAATGATAGGAGGAAAAACCAGAAGACGCCGTAGTGCGAAGAAGGCATCCCGAAAGTCCCGTAGTAATCGCAAACGTTAATATCAATCGTAAAACATATAGGAAAAGGTATAAACAAAAAATGTCATATACATTAGTTATATGACATTTTTTATGTTACCAAGGTCTTATTTACATTTATATAAGCAAATAGAATACAGTGAAGAAAATGAAAAAGTCAAAGAAGATCTCGATGAATCCGGTATTTCATATTCACCTTCTTTATCGAACTATTTATACAACATCAAAGAAAAAATAACGGCCATCGAAAAACAGTGGGATACTTTCAAAAAATACACGAATCCATATGAATATATTCATACGGTTGTTCCATTAAAAAAGAAATCGGTATCGAAATATAAACCTATTTCCAGGTCGTATTTTAAAATGATCGAAATTATTCATACATTCCGACTTTTTTTCAGAGAACCTATCAGGACTTTTCATTTGGCGGAGGGTCCTGGAGGTTTTATTGAAGCCATGGTCTATATGCGAAGGTGTCTTGAAGATAAATATGTCGGTATGACTCTTCTTGACGAAAAGAAAAACGACCCCAATATTCCAGGTTGGAAGAAATCTGAGAACTTTATGAAATTGAATTCCAATATTTTCCTAGAAAATGGAGCAGATGGAACTGGAAATATTCTTTCTTTCGAGAACTTCGAGTATGTTGTTTCGAAATATGGTAAAATGGATATTGTTACTGCCGACGGGGGTTTCGATTTCTCCCTCGATTTCAACCAACAAGAAAAAATGATTGGGAAACTTCTATTTGCGCAGATGGCATTCGCCCTTTGTCTCAATAAATACAGGGGGCATTTTATCCTGAAAATATTCGATTGTTTTATGGCACATACAGTAGATATCCTCTATATACTCTCGTCTTTTTATGAAAAAGTCTATATTATGAAACCCCATACGAGTCGCTACGCGAATTCCGAACGATATGTTGTATGTATAGGATTCCTTCATGACAATATAACTGGATTTTATCCGTATTTATCGGCGGCATTTAAATCTATGATGGAGAACTCAGATGGGTTTCCTGGGAGGTTCATAAATAGGGATGCCGGAATCAATCAGTATTTTATAAAAAAAATAGAAGAATATAATGCTATCTTTGGTCAAAAACAGATTCAAAATATTACATATACATTATCGCTTATAGATAGTAAAACAAAAATGGATAAAATAGAAACTCTTTTACAGACCAATATCCAGAAATCGATGGATTGGTGTAGTAGGTTTCAAGTCCCCTATTATTCTTTGAATACACCTACGAATATTTTTTTAGGAGGAACCGATGAGTAGATTAAGGTATTTCCATGAAATTATTGAATAAAGTTTTAGGTTTTACGTTTATAATCCAATCTAAAGGGATTGAATAAAGTGATTTACAGCGTTCTGTTTGGGGCTCTTCATAATAATCCGTAACTATCAATGTTTGGTTTATGATTTTTACAAATTTTGCTTCAAATATGCTTTATTTATCGTTAACCGATTTTGTAAATATGTAGTATTTATTTTGATCCATTTTATACCTTTTTATATTCTCCACTTCGCTATAACGCCGGCCCTTTAGGGTAGGTTTTGTATCTACATCCTAAAAATATATTGTTTCTTACATATTTGACCAGTTATAGGATTAATTACAGGAGTATATGTGTATTTATCACCAGCAATAGTTTTAGCAGTATATGCCTGTTCGCTGACACCATATGCCAAAGCATTAGCAGCAGCATTTCCATAAGCAGAACGGATTCCATTTGCTCCCGTAGTAATAGTATTGTATTTGAGTCTATGAATACGTGTGCTTGCGTCAACCGCGCCTTGAACACCATATTCAGGATTATTAGGTTTGTAATAGAGAGTAACATAATTTGGTTGTATAAGACCAGTAAATGTCGTTTCAACGATTCCACTATAATAGGTTCCTGTAGCAAACCCGATTAAATTTGAAAATAACGTATTTGGGACGATAAAATATGTTGCGCCAAGAGTATATCCAGAAATAACTGGATTAGGTATAGGATTAGGAATTGAACTATAGTTTCCGCTTGTCCAAGTAGTCGCCCATGTTGTTGCCGCAATATAATCCGACCTATATATGATTGTTCCGGTATAAAGAACAGTTGCATTATTTCGAGTATCGTAACTGATATTCATTAATGTTATTTTATTATTATTTGAATCAATAAAATAGGTTTTATTTTGTATCTGTGCTGTCTGGAATACTTGGTTCAATCCCGCAATATCATATACACCGTCAGGAATAGTAACTGTATATGTAGTTCCGTCAATCCAAACATATTGGAATATATTATTATTATTTCCTGCAGAAATATAAGGTTGAGAACAATGACTTAATCCAGCAGGAGAATATACATTAGAAGCCGCTAATCCAGGTCCAGGAATAATTCCAGATGTTCCTTTGCGAATATAATTAAATTCATTCTGTTTGATGGTCCGATTTCGACTTGTCAAATACTGCTGGGTGCTTGAAGCGTAGACCCCATTATTTCTTCTTGTGTCGAATTTACGAGGAATCATCCCAGCACTACGACAGCGCTTTCTTGCGTTATTTTGCGGGGATAATCCACAGGTTGTTGCAATATTATTACATTTTCCATTTTCAGCTGATAGTGTTGTTGGATTTATATCCAAAGTAGCGACTAAACCATTTGAATAATATGGCAAGGGTTGAACTTCAGAAACAATATTGTTTCCGGGTCTATCAAAATCCGCGATTTTCATCGAAACACGAGTACTACAGTTTTTAGCGTAATTTTGTCCTGCAATATTGTGGATTTCCTTTCTATAAAGGTTAAGAGGTAATGCTTTTCTTAATTGTTGAGGAGTAAGCGTAGGTGCATTTTTGTTATTATACTGAATAGTTGCTATCACTTGAGAAAACGGTTTTCCTTTCCATCCAAATTCTTTTTGAGGAAATCCCATAGGATATGTTGAACCCATTTTTATATAGTAGTAATATATATTCCTTTATGAAAATTACACTAAAAGTCGGTGTTTTGGTACTTTTGATTTTATTTTTTCTTGCGTTTATTATCAATGATAAATGGTTTACTGAAGGGTTTGATATGGACCCAATGGCATATAGTTCTTCGTCACCAATGGGGGTTTCCCCTCCGTCATGTGCAGGAATTACACCTTCATGGCCATTAAATAGTCTTGGAACAGTTACTACTATAAATCCTCCTTCAGCCACTTCTCCTACGACTTCTCCTACTCCTACAACATCTCCTAGTCCTATAACATCTGCTGTTCCTACAACATCTGCTGTTCCTATAACTTCTACTACAACTATGAGTCCTAGTCCTACAAGTTCTCCTTCCCCATCATAATATAAATGATATAGAAGAATAAATGGAATCAACTTAATGCTTATTTTACTTCAACCAACCGATTTTTTTGTCAAAAATATTTATTTTCTAGAAAAAAAAATTAATATGATTATGGACGGGTATTTCACAAAAATCGTATTTACTAATTCCTTCATGACAATGAACGGGCTTTTTTTCCAGTTACCTATTAAAAAATTAAATTATTCGAAATCGCCATATTTTCTACAATTTGACACAGTTTGTCATAAAGATTTAATTACTCAAATGAGTATTATCGAAAAACAGTTAATTCAATATTATATGTTATTTTATAAAATCCAAAAAACTCCCGTTTATACTTTAAAAAACCAATTACAAAATGGCTCTATTAAGTATTATAAAAATTCTGTAGGAGGACCATTATATATCAAAATTTCCGGTATATGGGAGAACCCTTCTGAACTAGGTATAACATTCAAGATAATCGAATAAATTTATTCAAGAATTAATTATCTACGAATAAATATAAAAACTATATTTTTATATTCATTATAATGATTCCTAAAATCCTTCATCAAATCTGGATAGGTCCCAAACCAGCTCCTTCGAAACTAATGAGAACCTGGCAAGAAAAACATCCTGATTTTGAATATATTCTTTGGAATGAATCAGAGATTCAACGTCGCGGATTATCTTTTACTTGTCAAAAACAGATTAATGATATTGCTGAAATCAATGGAAAAGCTGATATTATCCGCTGGGAAATTCTTTATCAGATGGGAGGGTATTTCGTGGATGCTGATTCTATTTGTATCGAACCTTTCGATGAATTATTCGAGGGAAAATCGGCCTTTGCTACGTTTGAAAATGAGAACATGCGAGAGGGTCTTGTAGCAACAGGAACAATGGGATTTATGCCGAAGCATCCGATTTGTTTAGATATAATTAAATGGATTTCTACTTCAGCTGAAGCAGCAAAGTTGATAAAAGAAACTCGAGCATGGTATAGTGTCGGACCGGCTTTATTAACAAATATGCTTAATACTGGAAAATATCCAGATTTTTCTGTATTTCCAAGCCATCTTTTCTTGCCAATTCATTTTACGGGGGATGAATATTTAGGTCATAAAAAAGTATATGGATATCAAGAATGGGGCACAGCAAAACAGAGTTATGATACTATGAATTCTGTCGTTTTGCCCGATAGAGTAAAATCACCGCCCCTTTCAGAATGGTATTCAGTAGTTATTTCGAGTTATAATACAGATGCGCTTTATATTCGTGAATGTCTCGAATCTATTCGCGCTCAAAATGGATATTTTGGAATAGAAGTTATATGGATTGATGATGGTTCTACTCCCGAAAATTCGTCTAATCTTATTAAGGAACTAGCAAGATTCCAAAAAACATCGAGATTTACTAAGTTTGTCTATTTAAAAAATGATGTCAATATGGGAACAGCGAAATCTATTAATCGTGGATTGAACGCATGTTCTCATGAGATAGTTTTCAAAATGGATTCCGATGACTTGATGTTGCCAGACCGAATGGCAAAACAGATTACTTTCATGAAAATGAACCCACAAGCTATTGTTTGTGGCGCCAATATAAGGCTTTTTTATGTAGATAATAATTGTAAAAAACAGGTTACTAATGAAACGTCTCATCCACCTATTATGACATGGGCCGAATTCTATAAGAGCAGACCTAGTTGGTATATTAACCATCCTACAATTTGTTATAAGAAAAAAGAGATTTTAAGAATCGGTGGTTATGACGAAACCGATATTCGTATTAGAACACTTCATGAGGATTATAATCTTATGGCGAAAATCCTAAAGAATTATGGTCAAATTTATAATTTGCCAGATATTTTATTATTATATCGGCTCCATCCAAATCAGTTAACAAATGGGTTAGATACACAATCGCGTGAAAGTGTTTCTTTGCGAAATGATATTATCGAAAGGGCTGCAAAATATTAATTCTTTTTGACAACATATTAGAAACTTGATTGATTATATATTATAATATGTCATCAATAACCACTTTTGAAGAAGATGTCCAAGTTGCTTTTAGATCAATTTTACATTTATCGGCAAATTATCGTGCTTTACAAGAACGTTGCAATAGACAAGAACAAACCATTCACGAATTAACTGAACAACTTAAATCAACAGAAATTACTCTGGCTAGTGATACGAAGGTAAATATTCCTACTGTCAATGATATTTCAAATAATAAAGTCGGTCCTGAAAAATCGATTCTAATTGGACCACTCGAATGTAAACCTGTTAAACCACAGGTGATTGGACCACTCGAATGTAAACCAGTGAAACCAATTGTCAGAGATATTTCAAATAATAAGGTCGGTCCTGAAAAGTCAATTATAGATCCACTTGAATATAAACACGTGAAACCAATTGTATTCGATTCTTCAAATATTCTACAGGACAAACCGCGTAAATCATATTCTGGAATAAAAATGGGAGAACCTGGCAAAACTATGAATAGAAATCCTTTTCGAGATATGGTTTAATAATCATAATAAATTTGTTTTTATAAATCGAATACATTCGGGTTTTTCATTAGTATTACATATTTATTGAAGTTCGGCAGGTGTAATGTTCTCCCGGCATCCAATAAAATAAATGTTTTATATAGTGTTTTACTATCTTAATACCATCGGCATTGTGGCATAGCGTCTGCCTTTTGGGTTGGGTTTAAACGGAACCGAACCTTCTCGCATATCATGAACTTTATTTAATTGGGGGTTTTCGACGATTGGTGTTTGAAAATTTGTTATATGTAAGAAATTCGTTGTTTTATCAAATGAATAGGATACATTATAAATTGTTCTGAATCCATCGAGATTTTTATTGTATAGGACTTCATCTGAATAACGGTCGAACTCTCCTCTATTAACCACTCTTATAATACCGTCTTTTAATTGAAGAATATTTTGGTCCAAAATAGGATAAAATTGGCTACGGTCAATATTTAACCCTGCTGTTTTTACGCGAAGTTGAAAAGCATTATCTTCGTATCCCCATGCCCAATAATTAGGAAATCCATTGGTTCTCTCGAAATCGCCTCCTTTAATGGACACTATTCCGCCGAGTGTGAATGTATAACCATAAAAATGTTTTACATTTCCGGGTGTAGTCTCATAGTTGATTAAATCTTTTGTATAGGGCATTGTATCTACATCGTTAAATACAAATGTTATATTTTGATAATCATTTGGGTATATTGATTTAGCATATAAAAATCCTAGATTTTTCATAGCCCCACGATTGAATGTTCTCTGGTCGTTCTGATGAGAATAAATAAATAAATATTCTCCTGTTTTATAATCTTCGAGAACCTTTTTCATTTGGAAGTCGAAGAATCTTTGTTGTTGGTCTCTGTCGCGATAAGGAATAATGAAAATGAGTTTTGGGATTATGGAAACTTCATCTATAATTTCCACAGGGTCTTCAATAGAAATATCTTCTGGCACAGTAGGTATTATATCTTCTTGACTCTCCACAGGAACCTCCACAGGAACCTCCACAGGAACCTCCACAGAAACCTCCTCTTGTACAGTAGGTATTATATCTTCTTGACACTCCACGTGAACCTCCGCGGGAACCTCCTCGTGTACAGTAGGTATTATATCTTCTTGACACTCCACGTGAACCTCCGCGGGAACCTCCTCGTGTACCTCCGCGGGAACCTCCTCGTGTACAGTAGCTATTATATCTTCTTGACACTCCACGTGAACCTCCGCGGGAACCTCCTCATGTACAGTAGGTATTATATCTTCTTGACACTCCACAGGAACCTCTGCAGGGACTTCTACAGGGGCCTCTACAGGGGCCTCCACAGGGGCCTCCATAGGGGCCTCCACAGGGGCCTCCATAGGAGCCTCCACAGGGGCCTCCACAGGGGCCTCCACGGGAACCTCCACAGGGGCCTCCACAGGGGCCTCCACAGGAACCTCCACAGGGGCCTCCACAGGGGCCTCCACAGGAACCTCCACGGGAACCTCTGCTGGGACCTCCATAGGGGCCTCCATAGGAGCCTCCACAGGAATCTCCACAGGAACCTCCACAGGGGCCTCCACAGGAACCTCCACAGGGACAGGGACCTCTACAGGGGCCTCCACAGGAACCTCCACAGGGACAGGGACCTCTACATGGGCCTCCATAGGAACCTCTACAGGGGCCTCCATAGGGGCCTCCACAGGGGCCTCCGCAGGAACCTCTACAGGAACTTCCACAGGGATCTCTGCAGGGACCTCCACTTGGAACTCTTCTTGAATTGACTCTATGTCATACGTAATATTCTCTGTTGTATCTGACATCTATACTCTTTTTCCATAAAAAAATCCAAAAATTAAAATGTAAATTAAATCCAAAAATAGTAATTCATTTATATTTCTCTAAAATACATTGGGGTATCAATTCACATCGAATACTATCCATCTTTCTAAAACACTTATTGATGGTAACTTCACTCACTCCGCATTTGATATTTATATCCTTCTTAGATATGTTCAATCCACATACTTGAGAAACGAAATAAATAATCCCAGCAGCAATCGCATGTGGAGTATTATCCGTTATTATGGCTTTCTGTTCAATCTTATTTGCTATGAACTTTGAAAGTAATGATAACTCATGATTAACCCCAAGCAAACTACAATACCTTTCTATAAATAAACTCGGTTTTGTTGCACATAATTCACTCTTGTTCTCAGTTCCTCTATCAATATTTGCTAAAATATTGACTGCCATTGAACATCCTTTAGTTGCACTCGCTTTATCCAATCTAAAAATCTCAGCAATCTCGTGTGCTGTTCTAGGACATCCATTCATTCTACAAGAGATATATATCGATGCCGACTTGATGCCGTCCCTGTTTAATCCTCTAAACATCTGTTGTTCAGAAATATCTTTATGAATTGCCATTGCGTCGTCGATGAAAATCTTCGGAATACCCGCATTCTGAGCCATCACTGTAATAAATTGGAACTCATCATACAGCGACTTTTCTTTGTGAGGCATCGATTGCCAAGACGTCCACTTCGAAATCTTCTTCATTTCATATGAAGACCGGTTATTACAAAGGACCTTACAACCGAATGACGATTCCAATAATAGGGGATTCACTGGATTTCCACATCTCGTAGGGTCATTCGCGTTTTTGTCATCTGCACCGAAGAATCGCCATTCAGGCGAATAATCTAAAACATCGCGAAACATCCACCCACATTGGTCGTTGGTACATGTAGGGAATCCGTCATCCATGGTTATTAGGACGGAATTACATAGACGACAATTATCGGTGTTTTGTGTATCAATCATAACATTTTCGGATATGGTTTTTGTGTCTTCATCAAAAATGGCCCATAGTTTATTTTTATCTACAGAATTCAATGGAATCTTCTTCTTTTTGGTTTTCTGTTTAGCACTTAGGGTCGCTATGGCAGATGCTCTGGGTTGATTCATTTTATTGTCATTATCTTTAACTTTTTTAGAAAGAACGCGTGTATCCATTTTGTAGGGATGTAATAAAAGTATAAATGCTTCAATTTTCTTCGGGATATACTAGACCCCTGTAAACGACACTTTCTTCTCTATTTTCTCGAAAAATTCTGGATTATAAACCATATTTCCTGTAGGTTTATATTCTTTAATCGGTGTGAATTGTTTTTTATTCCTCTCATTGGCTTGAATAAGCCTCACTGCTGGGTCGTGGCTTTCTATCTCTAAGTTTTCGTCTAATTTATCGATTACATTTCCCTTTTCATCTAGAACTACGCCTAACTTCTTCTTGATTTCATTTCTAGTATATGCTGGAATCCAGTTTTCCCAAGAAATAAAAAGCGTATTCGGATGCATATATTTTACATAAAAACCATTTTCTTCCAATTTGCTTACTAAATATCCCAAACACTCACCCTGGTCGTAGTTCGGTTCTCCGAAAATATATTCAGGAACCGTAAACCAAATATGTTTGTCTAACCTTTTATTTCTACCTGTCAGTTGTATACGTTTATGAATCCTGTTTAAAATCTTGTTGAAAATCGACAGTTGTTTTAAATCCCTCTGGTGTTTTTTCTCGTATAATTCGTCTATATTGACTTTATGATGGGCTTCTTCGTCATTCACGTATAACAAACAAGACATTCTATATAATACACCAGTTAAAAAATATATAGATTTATCCACATATTTTTCTTTATGACCCCCGCCGAGAACCCTTTATCTATGGATTTAAACAACTGTCAAGAAGATAATTCGCTATTAGATACTTCAGATACTGGACTTCAGGATGACCCTCCTGAATCATCCACGGTCGTATATCCTCAGAGAAAAATAAAACATCTTGTTCTTTCAGGTGGAACCGTGTGGGGTTTTTCTATGGCCGGTATTTTACAAGAAGCCATTCATTCTGGGTTTTTAAATATGGATGATGTTAAATCAATCTACATGACATCGGTAGGCTCTATTGTCGGGTTAGCTTTTGCACTAAAAATCGAACCAGAATTAATTATTAATTATTTCGTTAAACGTCCTTGGGATACTGTCATGAAAAACAATCGGCATTCGGTTCTCGAGATATTCGATAAAAAAGGAATAATTCATCGCGGTTTTTTCGAGAACATTTTCGAACCCCTTTTGAAATCCGTCGATTTATCATGTGATATTACCATGTTAGAACTACACGAGTATAATGGCATTGATATCCATATATATACTACCGAATTAAACGGGTTTGAACTAGTAGATATATCCTTCAGGACACACCCAGAATGGCTTGTAATTGATGCCATATATGCTAGTTGCTCTATTCCGGTTCTTTTTTCTCCTTTATTAAAAGAAGAAAAATGTTATATCGATGGAGGTTTTTTTTTAAATTACCCTATTACAAAATGTGTTTGTGAGAACATCGATGAGGTTCTCGGTATTTCTCTAGGAAATTTTCCTAAAAATTACCGGCAAATCCCCATTTTGGGGTCTTCGAATATTCTTAATATTATTTTTTCGGTTATTTATAATGTTATACACAATAATGGGTTGTTCAATAATGACAATTCTAGAGAATTTCCATATCAGTTTATAATGGAAAATATAATTTCTTTAGAATATGTCTTCAAGACACTTTATGGAAAAAAAGAACGAGAACATCTGGTGAAAACTGGGATTGATTTTTTTATAAATAAAATGAAAGAATCCATGAAAGAATCCATGAAAGAATCCATGAAAGAATCAATAAAAGAATCCATGAAAGAATCCATGAAAGAATCAATAAAAGAATCCATGAAAGAATCGGCGAATTAAACACTTGTCACAAACTGAATCAAATTCTGCTTCGTTACCTTGGCTTCGAACTCAACTGTCGACCCATCCTTCGTTAGTTTTATTGTAGGATATGAATCAATCTTGAACTTCTTGACCAATTGTGAAATCTTAATCGGGGTCGGCGAAATATTCGTATTTGAACCATCAGTAGGGTCAAATTGGACAACCGCATCTCCAGTATCATCCGTGCAGTCAATATCATAGCATTGAACTAAATGTCCATTCACCTCTTTATTGTTATACATCTCAGTAAAAGCATTCCATTCAGGGATTGCCTTTACACAATGAGGACACCAATCTACATGGAAAAAATAAACGGCTGTTATAGGTTTAATATTGTTTGCGTTTGCTACATTAGCCGAATTTTTCACTGAATTTGTCTTCACAAAATAAGACTGATAAGCGAATCGTGCGACTGTCACAAAAACAACTAGTAGAAAAAACACAAGTGCATATTTATAATAGGGTTTTAATAATGTATTTACGTATAAAATAAGATTTGCCATATAAAATATAACGATACTTTTTTTAGACAAAATAAACATATACCTCCTCCTAAATATATCTCTCGTTATGTTAAATGAAACAAACACCATATTCAGTAGACGATTATAATAGCGGCGATGGTATGCTTACTACTGTATGGGGGCCTAGTATGTGGCATTATCTTCATACAATGAGTTTTAATTATCCAGTAAACCCAACATGTGATGATAAACGTTATTACCGAAATTTTATTCTCAATCTCCAAAATGTATTGCCTTGTGGTAAATGTCGACGCAATTTGAAAAAAAACTTCAAAAAACATCCGCTCACAGCTGACGCAATGAAATCGAGAACTACGTTCTCCAAATATATTTATGAACTTCACGAAGTCATCAACAAAATGTTGAAAAAAAAATCGGGATTGACTTATAATGATGTTCGTGACCGCTATGAACATTTTCGTTCTAGATGTACGAAATCTTACAAAGAATTTAAGAAAAAAAATAAGACCGCTAAGAAGAGGAATACAGAAAAAGGGTGCACTGAGCCTCTTTATGGCGAAAAATCTAAATGTGTTATAAAAATTGTTCCACAATCGGATAATGTAGAGACATTTCAAATGGATAAAAAATGTATAAAACGCACATTATCTACGGATATCGAATAAAGATATATTTATACATTATTCAGCGATTCACTTTGTAGTAAAGGTGTAAAAACCCCTCTAAAAAAATAATAAACAATATATATAATGTCGTTAATATCTAGTGATTTTAGTATTGAAACTGATATATCAAATAATATATTAGATAAACCATTAAGAGGATTATTAATTCCATTTTGGTCGGAGAACCCGAATGTTCTCTTATATAGTGCCGAATTTTTTCCTGTAGAAGGCATGACTTATAATCAAAAGTTGAATGCGATTTCAAGAGCAGTTATATTATTAGTTATCGTGCTTTATTTATTTCAACGAAGTATTCGTATTATATTCATTGGATTAATGACTTTGGCCGCTATTTTTGCACTTCATTATTACCGAAAACAAGAGCGTGAGAAAAAGACGGATATAAAAGCTAAACAAGAGGGATTTGAAAATCCTGCTTTAGCTGTTTTAAGCGACTATTCTGTTGATCCAATAAAGACATTTGATACACCGAGCGATACTAATCCATTTTCGAATGTTTTGCTCCCAGATTACGACTACAATCCTGAGAAAAAACCCGCCCCACCGGCATTTAATACAAATGTAAACCAGACGATTTTACAACAGGCCCAACAGTTGGTAATTGACCAGAACCCTGGGCAGCCAGATATAGCGAAGAAATTATTCACAGATTTAGGAGAACAATTTGTTTTTGAACAATCTTTACAGCCTTTTTATTCAAATCCAGCAACGACTATTCCGAATGACCAAGCAGGATTTGCCGATTTTTGTTATGGTAGTATGGTGTCGTGTAAAGAAGGTAATCTGTTTGCTTGTGCCAGAAATTTAGATAGATATACTAATTAATAAGGCGTAAAAAAATAATTATATACTATATTATGACGTCTCTCCACGGATACACATTCAATACTATGGCTAGTTTAAAAGCAGATGTTCCTGACCAAACACAGCAAAATGTCCAAAACACACGGTTTGGAAACTACAGTGTTGCAAATTATTTTAGCGGATACACTTCAAATAGTGCCGTCAAATTTGCTAGTGAAATTCCGGGGTTTATCCCAAACAATGGATTTGGAACTGGTTCCTCTGTTATTGATGTCGAATCCCAGATGTTTAACAAAATTGAATCTGAAAGGGGAACCGAAAAAGTCCAGCTTTTTCAGCGTCCTTTTGCCACAGTTCCCTATTTAGGAAGAGGTGGTGGTGACCCTACTTTGGAATCCCAACTTCAACAGGGCCAGAATATTCGCGATTTAAAGAGTGTTGCTACTATCTCTGAAAAACCTTATATTGATTATCAAAGTTATCCTATTCGTGACGATTTGCGTTCGCATATTACTAATCCCGCTTTTTCTGTTGAGGAGGTTGCTATGAATGGCTGGACGCGCGGTGGTGCTTCGGCCAGAGAAAATGGGGTCCGATAAATTTCTTCCAATATTATATAATGAGCTCTTTATTAACCAATTCTTTATTAGACAGTAAAATTGCGGCTGAAGCTTCTAGTGCTGTAGGTGGTATTACAAGCGGAGCCGATGCTCGTGATTCTGACCCCAGTGTTGTTGTTAAAACACTTTCTGGAGGAAGACGCAGACGCAAGTCTTCGAAAGTCAAGAAGTCTAAGGCTAGAAACTCCAACAAGAAGCGTAGAACAAACAGTCGCCGTTCTAGCCGTTCCTATCGTCGCCCTCTTTTCCTTCTATAAACTCATTGATACTGATAAATAAATATCATTCGATAAAATATGATATTTATTATTTAGGAATATTCTATGTATTCATCCAATAAGGAATATCGTGATACCATGAGAAAATACTTCAAAATGAATCTCACTTATTTAGAAAGAACATGGGGCTATTTAAAAGATATCGAACCAGAATCATATGATGAACTTCTTTATGACACTGAAGCTGTAAATCGTGGGATGAAAATTATTTTTGACAAAACCAAAAACAATCCTATGTTTATGTCATTATATAAACTAGCTGCTGGATGTTTTCTATCCGAGGATGAAGAAACCGGTTTATGTGTTCTTTTAACCTACGATTATTTTTCAGATTTTATTGAATTGTATGAAAAGGAAAGTCCAATTGCGGAGGATTTTGTGAAGCTGTCAAGAAGGTTATCTTAGTTGTTGTCAAGAAGAAAATATATTCATAGAATATAAATGGCATCTACAAGGAATAAGAATGATAGGGGCAATTATAAATTCGAAGAAATGGGTCGCGAAGACCAACGATTGTATTTGATGTACAAGAACCAGGGAAACGGACAAGCATTTATCAACCATTATGCTGGAGATGGCCTACTAGGAGGCCAAATGGGACCTTCGGCATTATCCCGTAATTTCGCTGACATTGATTCCTACTTGAAAGGGACGGGTTCCACGAATTTAGTATCACCAATGGCACCTATACAACCCCAATTTAAACAACTTGAAAGCTTGGCCATAATGGACCGCATTCCTTTCATTTTACCTGAGCCAATGAAGGTGGATAAGAATCAACGGCCATTGCTTTCTTGAAATATATACATTTATTTACATATATATATTTCTGAAAACTCAACCTTGTTAGTTTAACTACTACTGGCCTAACTAGAAGCTCCTCCAAATGTTAGACGAACCGGATTTCAGATACCGGGTGGTTTCAAAAAAACATAAAACCAGACGTTCTAAAATTCGCCGTTCAAAAACACAAAAATATTCAAAAAAATAGGAAAATCTAATCCTCGGGTTCTCATTAACTCTCCCAATAAAATATCATATTTCACTATTTTTTTTATTTTCTCATTTTTATCTATTTCAAATAATATGTCCGATAACATCATATTATTTTTCCACATATCTAATTTAATAATTGTTATACACGAAATACAATTTGATAAAAAATACTTTTTAATTGTCCGTTTTATTCTTTCTAGATTACAACAATTAATCAGATTTATATATGGAATGTCATTTATATATAAATCGGGAGGTAAATCGGGATATTCTGATGGGATTCGTATTTCTAATTTATTGGGTAAAGTAAGATGAATACTCTTTATGACTGGTGTAAAAAGTAGCATTTTCCGTTTTTTCAGGTTCTCCGCTGTTATTGTAAATGTATTTTCTATAGAAACCGATAGAGAAATATTTTCATAAAACAATTCCAAATATTCTATTTCTAAAAACAGCCGATTTTTTAGATCGATTATAATAGAAGGCGTTGAATTTAAAAAAGGTATGAAAAAAGGTATAGTAATATGCTTTGATTGCGTGGGATTTTTAAATAACAACGGTTCGGATATATATAAATGTTCTCGATATGTGTCATAAAGGTTTGATTGGTTTGGAGGTTCAATATACGTTTTTACTGTTTCTTCGAAATAATGTTTTGGGTTATAATGTATAAAGTCCATATATTATACATTATTACATTTCATTTTAATCTAATTTTAATTGAATTTGACTACAATCTTAACATTTTCCTTCTTGATACATTTACAAGCCGAAATAGAAAGTTCTTCGCGTTTCTTTCGGGTTTTGTTCTCGTCTCCTCCTGTAGTCGAAACAGCAGTTTTTCTTTTTGACGTGCTATTGCGACTATTCATATCGTCTTCTATTTCTGAATAATGTGCTTGAATATAATCTATGATTCGGTTCTCGATAGCCCATTTGAAAAAGTTCAGTTGACCTATCGTGGTTTCCATCGAAGATTCCTCATCATAAGGTATCTGAATACGTTCCCAACGACAAAAGGGGTCGAAATTTTTTTTTGCATATGCCTTTAATTTGAGTTTATATTCGTGAAATACCTTGAATCTTACAGTTTCCGTTTGTGATATTTCATTGTGGACTATTTTGGGGACTTCATACACAGTGAAATATTTCTTTGCATAATTTGTCACGAACCAATCGACAATTCTTAGGGAAATTTTGGATTCACCATTGATGACCTCCATCATTTTTTGTAGGGGATTCTTTCCTGTATTATCTTTTTTGTAAAAATCCATCAAATTGTCAAGAAGAAGTTGTTTCTGGGTCGTTACGTGGGTATGAGGTTGAGCCATCTTTGATATGTTATGGTGATGGTTTTTATATTGGTTTTATATGAATTATATGAACCAAAATATAACCTCTCTGAATATTTGAAGACATATATTATTGGAATATAAATCTATATGATGAGTTTTTCTCCCAATGAACAAAAATAATGATTATTATACATGACATCTAAATCTAATACTTTTGCAAGAGTTTTATCACTTATTTTTAATTGTTTAATACAATCATATTTACAAACAAATTCATGTTCGAGTTTTTTTTCAGAATTAAAATATCCAACCCCCATTTTATATAAAATAGGTTCTCCTCTTTTTTCTACAAAAGATTGAATCAACGATTCTTGGCACTTGTCATAAAGGATATAATAATGATTATTTGTGATTGTTTTATTCTTTACTGGATTATCTAAAGCTGAAATTGATTTATATCCATTCATTTTTGCGGAGGTTTTTCTATCTAAATAAACATTTAATATTTCAGTTTGGTCAATATTTAATTTTGCAATATATCCATTATTTTGTATTTTAGATTTACGAATAGTTATAGTATTATGAATAATATTCGGGTCTTTTGATTGGTCTACATAAGCCCATATAAATCCTTTATATATTCGATTTTCATTAATAGCCTTTTCAATCGATGGCCGTTTCATTTTGTAATTATTTTCTATTAGACATTGAGCAACCGTATCATACACTTTTATAATAGTCATTGTTTCAGGATTAATTTGTTGGAGTTTATGACTTATTGTAGTTAATGGTTGATTAAAATTAGTTGTAGTTTTTGTTTGACTTTTATTTAATTTTTCTAGTATTTCTTTATTCGATTTTTCTAGAGCTTGTAATTGTTTTGTCATTTCTATTTGATTATCTAGAATTTTTTGTAAAATGGTTGCGTCTATTACAATATTTGTTATAGCAGATTCTGGCTCAGCAATTGAATATTTATTTTCCAACCGTTCTTTTAATGTATCAATTTCATTATATAATTTATCAACTAAATTGTCGAGTGGAATATTATTATATTTATGGATATTTTCATTTATTATTTGTAATAACATCTCATATGTTAATTCATTACCAATTAAAAATAATTCTACTTCTTTTTCATGCCCAGGTAAATTAACAACTCTATTAGGTTTGATATTGATATGATTATGTATCATTCTTTCAAATTCATCACTTTTTGACACAATGAAACAGTCAAGTAAAAGAATATCTTTATAATTTGTTTTATGTTCAGCATATCTGGCTTGAATACCTCTTCGACTTTCTCCGATTTTTACAACATATTGTCCATTTTCATATGTTTTTACTTTTATAATATACACGATAGAACAGTTTTTTCCAAATTCTTTTAATAATAATTTTTCTTTTTCTAATTGTATTTGATATTCTTTATCTTTTTCATTTGTTTGTTTTAATTGCTCTAATTGTAATTTTAGTTCATTACTTTCTTCTTGAATTATTTCTTGTAATATTTCTTCTAGCTTAATAAAATATTCATGGATTTCATTAGCCTTTTTTGTATCTGCTTTCAAACATAATAATTTAAATGTTTTTATATTTAACATTATTTTTTCTTTATTATGACCACCTCGCTTTTCTTCGTTTATTTTTGAATTTGAGATATTAATTTTTTTATAATCAATATCATTTATAAAATTTTTTTCTAATAATATTTTTGCTTTAACTTTTTGTTTAAATCCTAACCAATTCCATATATTATCTAAATCTATTACATAATCATTTTTTGTGTGATAATTTAACCAACAATAAAATGAAGTAACAAATATATGTTGTTGGGTTTCAGTAAATACTTGTTTTATTTTTAATAAAAATTTATTATTATAATTCGTTGATAGTTTTGTAATTGGATTTGTTTCAATTAATTTAACAATATCGATTTGTGTCATTATATTTATTAATACATTCACTTTATATTCTTTTGTTTTTAGAAAGCAAAAACAATGTTTGCTTTCCCAGTTGGGAAAGCAAAAACTATCATCACATATTTTTTATAAATAATAAAAAATATGACACTGTAAATGGTAATAAAATCGTTTAGTTGGAATACGCCACTCCTGCCATGCCACTCATGACGCGGAGAACGTTATAGTTAACGGCATACACACGGACCTTAGCAGTGGCAGTTCCAGAAACGGTAGGGGAAGAAAGAACAAGCTGGAGAACAGCGTTATCGATTCTGGAGAAGTTGCACGACCCGCTGGGTTGGTGTTCCTCAGGTCTCAAAGCAAAGGAATACACGCAGATACCCGTATCAGGGGCACGAGTGTGGTGCTGGAAAGGCTGGACAACATCGAAGTAAGAACCCTCACGCTCAGAGAAGCGGTCCTGGCCGTTAAGCTGGAGCTTAGCAGTGACAGTAGGATTCTCACCCCAGCAGTGGAGGTCAAGAGCGGTCTCAGCAAGAACGAATGTTCCGGCATCCGAGAGACCGGATGCGGAGGCAGCTCCGTATTGGGACTGGAAAGGAACATCGGTCTGGAGGCCGCCACCACTCTGGCTTGAGTACCAGACACCCTGGTTGATATTTCCGGATCCGATGGAAGCATCCAAAGCTCCAGGCATCTGGAAAAGACCAGACGAGGTGACGAAGGCTTGCGAGCCAGATGTCTCGGCAGGTCCACCGAAAGCGTGGATAGCGTTGGGGAGAGCATCGATTCCGTCTGTGTAGTTGAAAGGCTGAGCTCCGAGCACCTTGTAGAGGAGCTGCGAAGGATCAAGCGACGAGCAGTAATCGACGTTGGAATCAGGCTGGACAACCCAGATGAGCTCCTTGACAGGGTGGTTGAAGTTGAGCTTGATCTTGTTCGACGAAGAACCAACAGATTCATCACCAGTGAACTGAACCTGCTCAATCAAATACTCGTGAGGGTTCTGGGCCATCTTGCGGCGCTCATCAGTGTCAAGGAAGATGTAGTCAACATAGAGCGAGGCAGCAACGAGCGACTGTTGGTAAGCAGTCGTGACAGCTTGCGAACCAGCGGCAGTGGAGGTAATGGTGTTGACGGCCCAGAGGCACTCACCGATAGGTCGAATGTCAAGGTTAATCTTGACCTCGTGATATTGGAGAGCAATAAGGGGAAGAGCAAGACCAGGGTTGCGGTTGAACCAGAACTGGAGAGGAATGTAGAGAGTGGTCTCAGGGAGAGCATTGCGGGGAGCACACACCTGTGTAGGGACACCGGTGGCAGCGCAAGGTCCAGCAATAGGAGCGAATGTGGGGTCAATCAAGTATGTGAGCTGTGTGGTGTTTCCGATGAGCTTGAAGTATCCACGTTGTTGCTCAGAGGTCATTGTGACCTGGTTCCAGATGTGCATCCAGTCACCATATTGGCGGTCAATGCGTTGACCTCCAATCTCGACCTCGACCTGCGAGATGAGCTGCTCACCGACGAAATCGAGCCAACGGGCATAGACTCCAGAACCAGCGACGGTGGTGGAAGTCATCGATTGGTTAATCTCAGGGAGAGTAACCTGGAGGTATGTGCGGTAGGCAAGATCACCATTTCTGGAGATTGTGCATGTAACACGTCTGCCGAAATCGGCTTGTCCGGAGAAGGTCTGCTCGATAGACTCCATAGCGAAGTTGGTATGGCGTCTGTAAGACACCTTCCAGAAAGTAATCTCAGGGGTTCCAGTAAGGAAAACATCTTGTGCGCCGTAGGCGACTAACTGCATTAACGCTCCGCCCATGCAACTAATATATTATTGCTAAAGAAAATAATTTCGTGGGAAAAAGTCCCTAACTTAAAAACACTTACATAAAATTAAAAAAAAATAATTTAATTTTTTTTAATAACCTATTATGTAGGACGTATTTTATCATAAATTGTTTTGTTTTTTATGTAGGAATCATTCCATCATAAAACAGATGAATTACTTCAACAATTTTACCTGGTTTATTTTCAATCCAATATTGTATTTGGTTTTGTAATAATGATAATCTACTATTCCATTCTTTTATTTTATTTTTATCAACATATAAAACACCGGATTGTTTATTTGGTTTCCAACAACTTTTTATTTTTATATTATTGCTATCCAAATATTCATCTGGATTAAATCGAATAAATATCAATGGGCGATGTCCAATATCTCTTGAAATCTCCATTAATCGTTTATTATCGCAAGAACAATCATAATTAGTATGTTGATTTTCATCAATTTCGACAATTAATATATGCGTTCCTAAATCTAAGAGCAAGTCAGGACGTCTTCTAGAACAACCATCTTGAACTCTTTTATCGGCAATCCAAGAAAGATTTTCAAAATTAGATAATATAAAATCTACCACAGATTTCTCCTTTGTTTTATAATTACGACTCGTTGGTTTATCCGGAAATAAATTAATATAACATGGAAGACAATAATAATCATATTTTTTCATAGAGAAACTATCACAAAAAGTTGATTTACATCTAGGAGAAATAATATCTATCATATTATCCTTTTTATGACTAACACAATATAACCCATTTTTGGTTCCAGCATAATTAAATATCGGGCGTTTGTCACACCCAGATTCCATACACAATTGATGTTTTACATCTAACATTCCATCTTTTTTATGGTTACCACAATATAATGGTGTGCTTGATCCCATTATATTATATCCAGCAACTATTTTACATCCTTCAAAAATACAAAATTGATGTTTTCCATCTATCATTCCTTCCAATTTATGTGTAGCACAAAACCTACAACTAGTATCTTTTTCAAATTTATAAGAGGGAGCATTTGAACAACCATCATATTCGCATCGTCGATGTTTTATATCAATCATTCCATCGGTTTTATGTTGAGAACAGAATTTTCCTTTTTGTTCTCCGTCAACATTAAATTGAGCATGAAATCTACAACCATTCATTTCACATCTTTTACCAGTAACATTTACCATATCACACTCTTTATGTTCTATACAAAATCGGCCTTTCAGTTCTCCATCTTTATTATAAATAGGAGTTGTATAACAAGGTATTCCGCCGTCATAAATAAATTCACATCTCTTGCTTTTCACATTAAGCATTCCGTCCTTTTTATGAAGGATACAATAAACACCTCCAGTTTTTCCGGGTAAATTATACATTGCGCGTTTATTGCAATCCAAACACAAAACATCCACTACATTAATCATATCAGCCATTTTATGACGAACACAACAACTCGCTTTTTCATCTTTGTAGCCAAAAGAGGCCGTAACACCGCATTTACACTTTGGCATATATATCTCATAATATAAACCCAGAAAAGTCAATCAATTTTATGCTATTTTTATACAGATTTTGGTATTTTTTCCTATAAATAATACACCATTGCACATTTAAAACGCCCACCTTTAGGTGGGCGTTCTTTATACGTGCTTTGGTAACGGTTACTTTGCAACCGATAAATTACCTTTTATATATTGATAATTTCGCCTTTGGCGAAATTATCAAATATAATCGGCATTTTAAAGGTGCA